TAGATAAACTCAATTATATGTGGGTTTGATAAAATGTAATCAGTGTGAAATATTAACATTTTTTCTGTTGAATTATAGTCTAATTTAGTTTCATAAAAAGAACACATTTTATAATATATTATATTATTTAAAATAAGATATTTTTAAGTAATATTTTAAGTAGTTTTAAAGGCGTTTGAAATGAAAAAAGGTGTAAATACTTTAAATACTTTAACTTTGTTCAAAGTCTTTAAGCTGTTTTCTCTTATATCCTTAAATATTCATCCTTTTAAACTGTTTCCAACTTATGTCCACTTGCGGCCCCTTATATTCCGGTTCTACTACACCCGTTACCGCATTTAACTTCTCCGCCTTTCTTAAAGCGCTATCTACATAGATTTTCTTTAGAAGCAGACCAACCTCGAACGACCCCTCGTGCTGATCCATTTCCCCGTCCTCTATCTTTCTTAATACATCAATGAACTGAAATAATATCTTCAAATCTATCTCGTCCTTTCTTATTTTGTTATACAAATCCGTGTAATATGTAAATAAAAAATTACATTCTGCCATCGCTTCTAAATGAAGCGATTCCGGCTCATCGAAATACTTCGCCTTTAACATGACTAAATTATTCACATTGTCTCTTAAAATATGACTGTGCTTTAACTCGCGTATTAATCCCGTCTGGTCTTCCACATTATTTACAGCAATCATCTTTTGTAAGTGAAGTCTCTGATTATCGTCCATTATATTATTATTTAGAATACTATTTTTAAGCCGTAACTCACCCAATATATTTATAATTTATGTTTTATATATTATATTTTTATATATTATACAATGACTATCAGTGCTCCCGCTTCAAATTTTGGAATTAAACCAATGCAAGTGGCACCAGCGCCACCCGGTTCGAATGGCAGCATACATCAAAATAATACCGCACTGACAAATCGTTCAAATGATACCCAAATAAAGGCCAAATTCGGAGGTGCTAAAGGCGGTGCGGTTACGGTTCCGCCTATCCAAATAAATTACAAAGAAACCGGGGTTAATAATACTAGCACACAGGCGAATGTCACCGCTTCCACGAGAACTCAATCCGACCTTTATGCCGCCAAACAATATGACGGACTTGTCGGTCAAAAGGCCGGTAGAAAGCTTACTAAAGGTGGTTGGCCTGCTTGGGGCTGTATGAGCGGCGGTAAGCGTAAGCGTAAAAGTTGTAAGCGTAAAAGTTGTAAGCGTAGTAGTTGTAAGCATAAAAGTTGTAAGCGTAAAGGTTGTAAGCGAGATTGTAAGCGAGATTGTAAGAAGAGTCGTAGAAGAAAGGGTAAATAAATATATTTAATAATTATATAGAAAATGCCAACACTTAAAAATTATGCTATTTTTATTATGATTAATTTAGCTTTTATAGGACAAATTATCGCAATGGTTTATTTTAGAGCTGCGGACGATATTAAAAATAATTGGCCTCTATATAGGTGTAATCCTTCATACTGGGTTTTCTCTGAAGATGTATCTACCGACTTTAATTACTGTATTCAAAATACCCAATCTAACACAATGAGTTATCTTTTACAACCAATGAACTATTTAGTATCCAATCTGACCTCATTTAGCGGCGATCTAGGGGAATCTTTAAATAAGACACGCGAGATGATTTCTAACATTCGTTCATTTACATCCGGTATTATTGAAAAAATATTCGGCATTTTTTCTAATTTAATTATAGAATTTCAGAAAATTCTGATATCCATTAAGGATATGGTTGGCAAGATTATTGGTATTGTAACAACCATATTATTTGTCATGGACGGTTCTATTAAAACCATGCACAGCATGTGGAATGGACCTCCGGGTAAAATGGTCAAATCGATTGGGTCGTGTTTCCACCCAGATACAAAAATAAAGACAAAAAGTGGCGAAATATATGCGATGAGCCAACTTCCTTTAGGCGTAGAATTGGAGGACGGCGGTAAAGTATTTTCTGTTTTGAAGGTCGATAATCCGAAAAAAGAGCTTCTATATCGGATTTCTGACGCGAGTTTAGCTCCTATTTATGTCACCGGCGAACACTATATTTTAGAGCCTGAATCTAACAAATTCATACAAGTGAAGGATTATAAAGATGCTGTATGGCAAACAGAAGTGTATTCTAGCTGGTTCTCGTGTATTATTACTACAAATAGAAGAATTCCAATTGGTAAACATATTTTCTGGGATTGGGAAGATGATGAACTAACAAAATGTTAAAATAAAATATAGAGATATTATAAGTAATTTAATTTTAATGGGACCAAAAAGACCAGTAAAAGAAGAACTAATAACAGGTACACCTAAACAATTAAAAGCAACATCAGCAGAAGCAGCAGAAGCAGCAAGACAACAGCTAGAAGCAGCAGAAAAAGCAGCAGTTAGACAACAACTAGAAGCAGCAGCAGCAGCAGAAGCAGCTAGACAACAACTAGAAGCAGCAAGACTAGCAGAAGCAGCAAGACTAGCAAAACAACAACAAGAAGCAGAAATACTAGCAGAAGCAGCAAGACTAGCAAAACAACAACAAGAAGCAGCAAGACAACAAGAAGCAATACTAGCAGAAGCAGCTAGACAACAAGAAGCAGCAAGACTAGCAGAAGCAGATGTTCCATTAGTTCGCCAGAATGCATTAGACAATAGAGTACACATATTAATAAATGAAATAGGAATACAATTATCAAAAACAAATTCATTAAATGAACTTGAAGATATTCTACCAAAAATTACTTATTTGAAACAAATTATAAAAAATAATATATCTAAAAATGGAGATATTAATAAATCTTTTTACATATTAGAGTCTTTTAGCGCAGAAGAATTAGAAAAAATATTAGTAGCCAAAATAATAGAATTAACACCTCCTACTCCTACTCCTACTCCTCGTCCTACAATACTTATAGAAGTGTCAGAAATGCTTAAACGACAATTAGAAATAATGGGAGAACAATTTATAATTATACAAAATGATCCAAAATTAAAAAACCTTATAGACAACCTTATTGTAAAAATAAATGAAGAAATTGACACTTACAAGCCTCCATCAAACGAAGAAGTTAAATTAGATCAAGCTAGATCAATATTATTTTATAGATTTTTTAAAATTATATCATCGGATTATTTAAGAAAATTAAATCGTATAAATATGGATCAATTTACAAGAGAATATAGTAGTATTAATCTTGAAAAAGTTAAATTTATATTTGATATGATTAGTTTATATCGTTCAGAACCAGATCGTGATGATATTATTAGATATGGTCTTGATTATCATAAATTTGTTTATTATATTGCCAGAAATATAAGACCAGACTGGTGGAAATCATTTTTACCGGGGGAGGATACCTCATCATTATTTAGTAGAGAATTAATAGATACAGGTTTTGGAAAAGCACAAGAAAGGCTGGCTGGAGAAGATGACCCGGGAGATAGAGTTATTATGACTGAAGATAAATTATATAACATTTTGTTTAGTAATTTTTTATATAGCAATTTAGCGGCATTGGTATTTCCATTTTGGCCTATAAAAGCCACGACATCTATACCTGTATTTGTAGGCACAGGACCTATAGGAAGTGATGCTAACTGTTTAAATTTTCAAATTAATGATATACAATCTGGTCAACTGATAGATGTATTAGCTCCAATAACTTCTTCGTCAAATGATAAATCCCTAGCTGTCCGAAAATTTTTAAAACCTTCCGGAGTTATTTTACAAATAAATTTACGTCCTGGATCTTCTTATATGTGTGTATCAGAAGAAGAAAGTGACGAAAGAGAAACCTTTGCTTTGTCTTCAAGATATACTTTTGTTAGGCAAGAAGAAAATACATATATTTTTAATCAATTACAAGAATTATTTGTAGATCCCACAGTTATTACAGCTTTATGGGATAAATCTAAAGAGGCTGTAAATTCTTATGCAATTGCTTCACTTGAACCATATAAAGATATCGAGGGGGAAAGATCGGGAATGATGCGACAAATAACATTAGATTTTTTTGAAGAGTTACTTATAAAAAAACAAGGAAAAAAACAAGGAAAACAAGGAAAACAAGGAAAAGTAGGTAAAAAAGGTGGATTCAGAAAAACAAAAAAAATAAAAAGAACCAATAAAAGAAGAAGAACTAACAACAAACGCAGAAGTAAAATAATTAATAAACAAAGAAGAAGCAAACGCAAAAGTAGAAGAATTTAGAGTATTTTACAACATTATACTATATCCTATATATAATATATAGTATAAATGGCTACCTCCTCTACAAATATACCTACAAATATACCTACAAATATAAACGAGAAACTAGATTACGCCGCAACAACTCAGTTTGTAAACGAATTATATGACAAATTAACCTATTACGACATGTACGGTTCCACCATCATGGTATTTCTTCTCATAACCATTTTCGTTCTATTCGCATACGGTTATTTTCAAATCATGCGGGTCCGCGAATCACTCGCCAATGATTGGCAAAACCAGCGATGTAATCCGAAATACATCCCCTTCGCCGGTTTCATTACCCACCCGGACGGAACAACTCCATTCGAATACACCGAAGAAAATTTCCAATATTGTATTCAAAATGTTCAAAAAGATGCCACTGGTCAAGCACTTCAGCCACTGAATTTCCTAGTCAACGGCGTAACCAGCATGTTAAATATGGTCGCAGAAGCCATACAAAAAATCAGAGAATTTCTCAATATATTGAGAAAAAACATAAAGAAATTCGCGGAAGATGTCTTACATAAAATTTTAAATGTCATGATTCCGCTTCAATCCCTGTTAATCTCCTTATCGGATATGCTCGGCAAAACTCAAGGTATTTTAACAGGCGGGTTATATGTTTTTATAGCCTCATACGACACGTTGAAATCGTTATTGGGCTCCATGGTAGAGCTAACTGTAGTAATGTTGATGGTCATGGTTATCATTATCGTCGGATTATGGTCATTACCGTTCAGCTGGCCTGCCGCCGCAGCTTCCAGCGCGATTTATGTCGTATTTGCTCTATTATTGTCTGTCATTGTCATATTTTTAACGGAAGTAATGGGAATCAAATCGTCTTCTGTCCCTAAGCTAAGATGCTTTGACAAGGATACGCTCTTAAAAATGGAAGATGGCGCTTATAAGAAAATGGTCGATATAACTGTAGGCGAAAGGCTGGCTAACAATATTCTAATTACGGCCAAAATGAAGGTCGACTCTGCTGGGCTGCGTATGTTTGTCTTGGACGATAGCGTAACCGTTAGCGAGAGCCATATTGTTCAATATCAGGGTCAGTGGATTCCGGTCAGAGACCATCCGTTTGCTAAAGAGCTGCTAAAATACACAGAACCTTTTTTATATTGCTTGAATACCAGTTCCAAAGAGATAGTTATCGACGATATTGTGTTTACGGACTGGGACGAGATTTACGAATCATCGCTGACCGCGGTAATAAATGCTATACCGCAGAATATATTTATAAGAGATTTAACGGAACAAAGGGCGAACATACATCGGTATTTAGAGGTCGGGCTCGAATCAGATACAATCGTTTATTTGTTTGATGGCACTAATAAATCAATTAAAGATGTTTGTATAGGCGACAAATTGTCTACCAGAGGCATAGTATACGGAATTGTCGAAATAGAAAAGAATGCTATTTTAGGAAATCTTGACAAAAGGAATGAAAAAGATGAAATTATATTATATCATTTGTTAGTAACTAACAAACTTTTTGAAACCAAGGGCAAAATAATTAGGGATTATAACGACAAGATAGATTCTATTATTTAACCGCATTGCTTTAGAAAATTATCTAACGAATATGTATAATATGGAGATTTCAATTGGTTCATACAAATGTAGATTGGAAATATGTATTTTAGCATTTATTCTATTTTGGATCATGTTCGGCCATATTATGTGCTCGTGTTGTACCATGTCGATGCAAGAGGGCTTACATATGTTAAAAGAAGGTTATGTCGCTGCTCCTCGAGTCAGACGCGCTTACAATACAACTGAAGGATTTGTGACCGCACCTGCCGCAAAAAAACGCGTATACGATAATAACACAACGGAAGAAACTACTGATTCTACCACTACAACAGAAGGCTTTGTTAGCTCCAATAACAAAGCATATGGTCCAGAATTCGAGTCGAGTAAAGCGCCAAGCTACATTATGCGACCCGATACCTGGGCGATGCCGACCCTTTCTTACAGCAAGGGAACCGTTCCCAGCGCCGGAGCTCAGGATATTTTGAATCGCAATAATCCTCCTTTGGCTAAAGGGGAGATGTCATTTTTCGCAAATACGCCATTTAAACCCGAGTGTTGTTCCAATACATTTTCTACTAGCAGCGGCTGCGCTTGTATGGACATGAAACAATACGGGACTTTAATAAATCGCGGGGGAAACAATGTGCCCTACTCGGAGTATTAAATACTACATATTTAAGACCATATATCGTCACAAAATAAAATAATCATTTGCTATTTTATTTTGACAGTAACAACCTGCGTTTCTCTTTAAGTTCAAATTTAATATATATTAATTGTCGGCCTTGTCGGCCTTGTCGGCCTTGTCGGCCTTATCGCTTGGTAACCTCACATAATTGGCAGTAAACAACGCGCTGACTGCGTTCGTATCCAATGTCAACTATGTCTTCAATATACTCGTGGCAGCAATAGTTTTCAACTGCGTCTTCTAATTCACTCAAAAAGGTCTGGACTTGACCTTTATATATTGTCGGGTCAAATAGCGTATTAAAATGCGAGCCGATAAGCGGATTCTTTTCGAAAAAGTCGTTTTCATTATTCTTAATATCTAGTAAAAATCGATGCCTTTGGCCTTGAAGTGAATCCAAGAATTTTATACATTTGTTAGATAGATCGACCATGTTGGATAGGGTCTCCAATTCTAAGGCGTTAGCCGACGACAAGGTGTTAACCGACGACAAGGTGTTAACCGACGACAAGGTGTTAACCGACAAAGCACCTGTGTCGACTTTTAAGGCATTAGTTAATTTATTTGCTTCGTGTTTGTTAGTTGAAGACATTCTTATACCCATTATTATAGGGATATTTTTAATTTGTTTGTATAATGTATAATAATATATTATGTATAAAGCAAATTCATACAAAGAACAGGTATATATAGCACCATACCAAGGAGTCCCACGATCATCCTCGTTAGACCAGTATGTCGGTAATATGCCTCCTGGATATCAGGATCCAGATGAGGCAGCTGCCCTTTGGGCTAGCTTCGAAGCAAATTTATCTGGAATTTTAGCAAATCTTACAGCACAAGCACAAGCACAAGCACAGATAAACCCAGAAGTAGATAAATTTTTAGATATTTATTTTACCGTTGGACGATTTAATCCACTACATCCAGGACATATTACATTGATGTTTGTCATGATTGATACAGCAATAAGTAGCGGAAACCCCTATAAAATAATCATTTATGCTGGAAGCGGGCCTAAAAATAATAATAAAACACTAGAAAAAGATGCTATTTTAAATATACTAAATAATCCTATATCATTTCTAGAAAAAAAAGCAATTATAGAGGCCATATTGATTTTAAAGTATACTCAAAATTTTGTTAGCGATTATATTGAAATTATAGAAATGGGATTTGTTCCAAAACAATTATCAGAAGTAATGCTGGAAATACATGCCTCAAATTCTGGAATTACAATAAGCAGTTTTCGTACTGCTGGTGATAAACCTACTGAGCAGGAAGGAGTTGATGATTATGACAAATCAAATTATGTAGAAGCTTATTTAAGAAAATTCGCAGAAGAAAACAATATTACTTATATTTCTGGTGGATTACGGATACCAGCAGCCAACGCTGGAGCTGGTTCGGAAGCAGCTTCTGCGACTACAGTTAGACTGGATGCACTACATATGTCTAGAGCCGTGTTTATCAACACATATTTACCAGCATATGAGGGTTTATTTGAAGGAATAATAGATATTAGGGGTAAGTTGGAACAAATTATTGGTGGTATTTATGATGGAATAAACAGTGTACGAGATCGTGAGTTTACATATAAAATAAATAAAGATAAAGTAGGAACATCTAATATATCTCAAGCTAATATAAGTAAGTATATAGATAGTAGAGGAAAAAATGCGATGCCTGAAGCAGAAACAGGAGAAAAAGCAGCAGAAACAGCAACATCAAAAGCTGTAACAGCAGCAAAAGTAACAGCAGCACCAGCAGTAGCAGCACCAGTAAAAGCAGCAAAAGGAAAAGGAAAAGCCGTAGAAGCAGTAACAGGAAAAGCACCAATAGATAGAATAACAGAAACAGCAGAAGTACCAGGAAAAAAAACAAGGACATACGCAGGACCAGACGCAGGCGGTTCTAGAAAACGCAAAAGACAAACAACAAGAAAACGCAAATTTAGAAAACGCAAAAGACAAACAAAACACAGAAAATCTAAAAGAAGACGAACTCGTTAATTTCGAATACCATTTAAGTTATTGAACTTGGTAATCTGCTTAATAACGGAGAAATTTTGCCCGGCATACCATGCGAATAATTTTTGACTAGGTTCAACCCCTCGATTATAGAAAAGCACACTGGAAGTTATCTTACCATTACTCAACTTGGGCATTATACTATTAGAAAGTATTTTAAAATATACCTTTTAAAATATTTTATTGTTAGTTTCACCTTTGTAAAATAATCGCGTTAAACTGCGACTGAAAGAAATTAGCATTAACCTGAAACGCGGTTGGCTGACCAACTGTGTAATTTCCTGACGCTATTTGGCCGAAATAGGTGAAATTATTTGGAACCCCTCTTCGATAAAAATTCGCACTAGTTCTAACAGGCATAGATATAAATAGAGGATATAATAATTATCATCACTTAAAATCACTTTAATGTAGTTAATTTATTCATATTTCCCTCCAGCTTTCTTAAAGGTGGAAACTAAACATACAGGCTATGTAGCGCGCTATTTCCCGAATTGTTAGTCTTAATCAACTTATCCACAATATCCTTTGTCACTTTAAAAGGGAACTCCACTTTTAGCGCCATATCCTCCTCAAACAAATTAGACCCCGGTCGCATCAAACGATACAAATTCAACTTAGTATAAATTATCTCTAAACACCGTTTCAAATTTCGAACACCGTCTTCCTTATTACAGAAGTTGTCGATAATATAATGCTCTGTCTCATCCGGAATAATAATGTCGTCTACTTTGAAACGCACTTGTTCGCGAATTTTTGGCAGCAAATAGTTATTCGCAATGATGGTCTTCTGCTTCTGATTGTAACCCTTCGTCTGAATGCGATACATTCGGTCCTTCAAAATAGGATTCACCTTGCTTTCATCATTGTAGCTAAATATAAACAAACACTTGCTTAAATCAAAGTCGATTTCGGCGAAATACTTGTCATGAAATTGCGAATTCTGTGAGGTATCCGTTAAATGCGTCAAAATACCAGCAATCTCTTCTCCTTTGGGCGTCTCACTAATTTTATCGAGCTCATCGAAATAAATCACCGGATTCATACACTTGCTGTCAATTAGGATCTGAACAATTTTGCCCCACATTGAGCCTTCATAGGTGTATCCATGCCCTTCTAGAAAACTGCTATCCGTCGCGCCTCCTAAAGCAATAAACGCGAATGGTCGATTGAGAATTTTGCTGATACCTTCTCTCACAAGCGAAGTTTTACCCGAACCTGGTGGCCCATGTATCGCAACCGCAGTGCCAATTGCTTTTGGATTGGTGATAAGTTGGCCGAGTAGCTGCATGATTTGCATCTTCGCGTCATTCAACCCATAAACCGCTTCATCTAGCGTTTTCTGAGCGCTTGCCATGAATTCGTGGCATTTTTCGACACCATCGTCGATCGAAATAGGAAGATGTTCGTATTTGCCAAATGGAATGCGCATAAAAGTGTCGACCCAGTTTTTGATTTTGTAGAATTCGCCGCTACCGGGCTCCATGTGACGCAAAGTGCTAATCTTCTTTAGCGCAGCGGACTTGAATATAAGTGGAATTTCCGCTTCTAAAAGAGTGAGACGATATGGCTTCTCCACTCGGGTGATTTTATTGATCTCTTTTAGCTCCTTAATGATTTTTTTCTGCTGAAATTGTTCGAGCTTTTCAAAGAAGTCGAAATCATTCATGGTGTTTTTATCACGCAAAATGCGCTTAAAGATGCGCTCATTGCGAGCCTTTTCCTTTTTAATTTTCTTTTCTTGTTTTAATCTGGAGAGCTTGATTTTTTCCTCACAGACTTTGATACATTCGTCAATAAGCGCGGTATCAGTTGATTTGGATTGGAGGCCTTTTAAAATAGTTATTATGTTTTCTTTGTCTGAATTTATGGCTGAATTTATGTCTGGAGAGTTTATGTCTGATGTTTCCTTTTTTGTAACCTTCTTCCTTGTAATAGGTTTTACTTCCTCTTCCTCTTCCTCTTCCTCTTCCTCATCATCAGATTCATCAGTGCTGACAGGATCATCTTCATTCTCAGTTTCTTCATCCTCGTCACTACATGTCGCCCAATCTTCTGATTCATCAAATTCTGAATCATCAAATTCTTTGTTGCCCGACCCAATAGTAAAAATAATGTTAAATTTACTTGTTTTGCTCTTAACCTTCGATTCCTTTTCTAAATCTTCCGATTCTGATTCCGATTCTGATTCTGAAATCTTCTTTGATTTGGCAGGTACAACCTTTCCCTTTTTGGTAGATTTTTTAGGAATATAGTCTTCATCCGAGTCGTCATCGTCATCCTCTTCAATAATTCTTTTCTTTTTTATCACCTTTTTATTCAAGTCTTTCTTATCCAAATCTTTTTTATTCAAGTCCTTCTTATTCAAATCCTTTTTTAAGACATCCTTCAACTCCTTTCCAGCCTTTACCTTTTTATCAAGATGCTTAGAAGGAAATGTTTTTGCTAAAAACTCTCGATATTCTTGCATGTTTATTTCTTCTTCCTCCTCATTCTCCGACTGCGACGAACCGCTATTGCTATCTCTTCCTCTATCGTTATCGCTGCCACTTTCACTATCGTTATCACTGTCGCTTCCTCTATCGTTATTGCTGCCGCTATCACTGTCAGACGATTCGACCTGTTTCTTTCTTAGTCTAGCAGCCTCTTCCTTCTTCTTTGAAGGAGCCAAATATGCGGATTTTCCTTTTTTAGTTTGAATATCTCTTGACATTGTATTTACTTAGTATGAAGTTATATTTTTAAGTAATATTTAATAATATTATTCTAAATGTAACCTAAATAGGGAAATAATATATATATTTTGTAATAAAGGGTCTAAAAACAATTTACAAAATTAATATTAGATAAAACAATTTACAATTTACAAAAAAGAATTAGATAAAACAATTAATATTAGATAAAACAATTTATTAAAAAATTGAAATAAAAACAATATAAATATTATTATCTTATTAATATAAGAAACATGTCTAAGAACGCTGGAAATATGGAAAATACAATTAGCTCGAAAATTATTGGTATCCAATTTAGTATATTGTCTCCCGAAGAAATCCGCAAGGGTTCGGTCGCAGAAATTACTAGTCGTGATACATATATAAATAATAAACCGGTCATCAATGGTCTATTCGATCCAAGAATGGGCGTTTTAGAGCCAGGTCTCATCTGCCCCACAGATGGTCTCGACTACATGAAAACTCCCGGATATTTTGGTCACATCGAATTAGCCAAACCGGTATTCTTTATTCAATATTTATCAACAATACAAAAGATTTTAAAGTGTGTCTGTTTTAAATGTAGCAGACTACTTATTTCAAAAGAAAAATTCAAACAAGCATTAGGTATGGCGGCGCAAGCGCGCTGGAAATATGTCGTCGACCTAGTAAAAAATGTAAAGCGCTGCGGTGAAGATACTGAAGATGGATGCGGTTGCTTACAGCCAAAAAGATACAAAAAAGAAGGCATGGCGTCGCTATATGCTGAGTGGCCAAATACTAGCGAAGAAGGCGAAGAAGACAATATTATCATCCCTCTGACTCCTGAACTGGTTTTGAAAATATTTAAGCGCATTTCGGATGAAGATGTGACCTTTATGGGTTTCAGCCCCCTCTGGTCTCGCCCCGATTGGATGGTTTGTCAAGTATTAGCCGTTCCGCCTCCAGCAGTTAGACCATCTGTGAAGCACGATGCGCAGCAAAGGTCAGAAGACGATTTAAGTCACATCCTAGTAAATATTATCAAGACAAACAAGACACTCCAAGAGAAAATTCAAAACAATGCGCCAGAATCGGTTATTAATGATTGGGCAACAGTGCTTCAGTATCATGTCGCAAGTCAAATCGATAATAAATTGCCTGGCGCGAATCCGGTAGCGCAGCGTTCTGGTCGACCACTCAAGTCAATCAAGGACCGATTGAATGGAAAGGGTGGTCGCATGAGAGGCAATTTGATGGCAAAGCGCGTCGACTTTAGTGCTCGTTCGGTCATTACCGCGGATCCAAACATTTCCATTAGAGAACTCGGTATTCCCATGAAAATCGCGAAAAACATTACCAAGCCTGTCGTAGTGAACCGAGTGAACAAGGCGTTCCTGACAAAATTGGTTCAAAATGGTCCAGATGTTTGGCCTGGTGCGAAAATTCTGGAAATACCTGGTGTCAAATCAATCACCTTGCGATACAAAGATAGAAACTCAATTGTCTTGGAAGATGGAAACATTGTTCATCGCCACATGATGGACGGTGACGCAATCTTATTCAATCGACAACCGACGCTACACAGAATGTCGATGATGTGCCACATCGCTAAAATTATGAAAAAAGGCGATACCTTTAGAATGAATGTAGCCGATAGATTTTGTGTCGGCAACAGGAGGCGTTAAAAGCGTGCAACCTCCTAGTCTTCCATCTTTCCTAAGTAAACAGAAAAAAGATGCGATGGCAACATGACCAAATTGCTGGAAGTTCCTTAGAGCCTTCACTACCACTCATTAGCAGAAATGTTTTTGAGGATCTCGTTTAATTGACGAACCCGATGGTAAAAATGTGAAGGATTGGATAATCAGCAGCCAAGCCCCTAAACTCGTTATGATAGAGCATGGGGAAGGTTCAGAGAGTAGACGGTTATGGGTATTAAATGATGGTCTAATCAACCTGATAATGCTTAAGGTGTATTCCGGCCTTACCAGAAATGGTAAGGATTATAGGTACGACAAAACCATACAATGCTGATGAAATTTTTGTGACGAATTAAGCTCACACATCAACGTCAGCAACAGGGAGCGTTAAAAGCGTGCAACTCCCTAGTTATTAATATTACTCTTAAAATAAATAATATAAAAATATATGCTCTTATACTATAAAATGGAATTTAATTTAGAATTAAAAAATAAAACAATTAAAGATGAAAATCTCCGATGGGTTGAAATATATAAAATAACCAATGTTATAAACCAAAAAGTGTATATTGGTCAAGCAGTTTCTCACAGAAAAAGTAATAGTCTGTATTATCCAAAAGGAGCAGAAGGAAGATTTAAAGAACATATAAAAGAAGCAACGCCAAAGCAAAAATATCATTGTAATGCCTTAAACAATGCTATAAGAACGCATGGTGCTGATAATTTTAATGTTAAAACCCTTCATTACTGCAAATTGGAAGATTCAAATCAAATAGAAACTGATGAAATACAAAACCACAAATCACTTGTTCCAAATGGATATAATATAAATACAAGTTGTAATTCTTTATCACCATCAAATGAAATGATTAAAAAAATATCAGATAGAAATATAATGTTTCATCTCGAAAAACATTTAAAGAAATTTGAAACATTTATATTTGATGATGATGAAAACAACTTTTATAAATATATTACTCCAAGAACAAAATATAATCAACAAATCGGATGGTATCTAAGAATTAATAAAAAAGTTATAGAGTTTAAATCTAATGTGTGTGATTTAAATGAAACAAAACAAAGAGCATTTATATTTTTAAAATTATTAAAAGAAAAGAGTATTGTTAATAGCAACGTCGCCAAATTGACTGGAAGTTCCTTAGAGCCTTCACTACCACTCACACACTGAAAAGTGCGCGAGGATCTCGGTTAATAGCCGAACCCGATGGTAAAAAAGTGAAGGATTGGATAATCAGCAGCCAAGCCCCTAACCTCGCTATGGTAAGAGTATGGGGAAGGTTCAGAGAGTAGATGACGACGGGTTTCAAATGACGGATTAACCATCCAGATGAAGCTCAAGGTGTATTCCGGCCCTTTGGGAAACCTTAGGGAGCCACCGTTTGATGGCGATGAAATGAATTTGCACATGGCTCAGGATCCAGAAGCTGAGTCAGAGTTAAGAAATTTGGCCGCAGTGCCATACCAGATTATTAGCCCAGGAAACAATGCGCCGATTATCGGCATCTATCAGGATTCCATGTTGGGATCATATAGATTTACAAGAGAGAACATAAATTTTAGTCACAAGGAAGCAATGAATTTGTTGATGATGTTTGACAGAGTGAACCCAATTGCGTTAACAGGAGGAAAATCGTCAAACGATAGAGTCAGCAATTTTGAAGTATTATCGCAGATTTTGCCACCACTCTCCATCAAAGTGAAGAACAAACAATTCGATGGAGAAAAGGAGAATATCGGAGAGTCAAACAATGTTATCGAGATCAAAGACGGTCGCTATTTGAGAGGCCAGATGGACAAGGGTATTCTAGGCTCAGGCACCAAGGGTCTTATTCATCGTGTTTGTAATTCGTTTGGCAACATGGCATCCGCCAAATTTATCGATGATTTACAAAACATTGTGACTGAATACATGAAGCAGAGCTCGTTCAGTGTCGGAATTAGCGACTTAATTACTAGCGCAAGCACCAATGCTAAAATCATCAGTATTATCACAGACAAAAAGGCGGATGTGAAAAAACTTATTGACCAAGTCCAAGTTGGCGTCTTTGAGAACAGTTCGGGTAAAACAAATGAAGAAGAATTCGAGACCAAAATCAACAATCTTCTCGGAAAAGCGCAGTCAGAGGCCGGCCGAGAAGCGCTTAAAAATCTAAGCAAGGACAATCGATTTGTTATCATGTTCAATGCGGGTTCAAAGGGCACAGAAATCAATATTCAGCAGATGACGGCGTGCTTGGGGCAACAGAATGTGGATGGAAAGCGCATTCCTTACGGATTCGAACACCGGACGCTGCCGCATTACACCAAGTATGACGACAGTCCTGTTGCGCGTGGATTCGTAGAGAGCTCGTATATTAATGGATTATCACCACAAGAGGTCTTCTTCCATGCGATGGGCGGTCGTATTGGTCTGATTGATACTGCGGTTAAATCGGTTGTCAGCAATACACCAATTGTCATTATTGAAAATGGAGAGCCAAAATATGTGGAAATTGGTAAGTGGATTGACAATCAACTAGATAATTGCGCAACTCCAGAAGACATTCAACATTTTACGGAAAGACGAATGGAACTGCTAAACACTGCTAATATTTACATTCCTACAACAGATGAGAATGGAATTGTTACTTGGGGTGAAGTAACCGCTGTCACAAGACACGACCCAGGAACGGAATTGTATGAAATCAAGACAATTGGTGGACGAACAGTGATTGTTACTGAAAGCAAATCATTATTGATTTGGAATCCAGAAACCAAGAAATTGGTCGAAACGCTTACGCCGGAAATAATAGTAGGAGATTGTGTTCCTGTTACGGCGGAATTGTGCGAGCCACCAATAATAAAAGAAAGCATTGACATGTCTGTATATTTGTCGAAAACAAAATATGTATTCGGGACAGAGTTTAATACCGCAATTCAAATGATGGAGCACAAGATGGAAGATAGGGTTAAAATTCCTGCTGGATGGTGGGATGAAAACAATGGACTAAACTTTGTATTGCCATATAGTAAAAAGGCATCTCTTCAAAGAACACTGATAAGAAGCAAGACGGATAATATCAAATCCGGTTTCATTTATCCTTATCATGCCGCTAGAAAGGAAACTTACATTTCGGATCAATTTGAATTGAATGAAGAAAATGGCATCTTTATCGGTCTCTTCTTGGCGGAAGGAAATGCTTACAAAAATACGGTTACGATTACTAATTTGGATGACAATATTATTGCTTTCATGAAAAATTGGTTTGATAAAAACGGCATTTGTAGCACGGAACAAACTCGAATTAATAAAATCGGAGGAACCACTAGAACAATTAGAGGCAACTCTTCTATATTGTCGACATTTATAACAAAGCTGGTTGGAAGCGGCGCGGCTAACAAATATGTTCCAACAGAAGCATTTATCGCTCCCAGAACTTTTGTCAAAGGGCTCTTAAATGGATATTATTCCGGCGATGGAACAATTAGTAATAATTCGGTAGATGTTGGTTCCGCGTCTTCGCGTTTGATTGAAGGAATCGCCATGTTGTGCTCTCGATTTGGAATATTTGGAAAGGTATTTAAAACACAATTAAAGTCAAATAATCTAGGAACCAAAAATATTAAACCGACATATAGATTATCTATTAGAGCACAATGGGGTCAAAAATTTGCGGAGACTATTTCGCTGATTGATGACAAGAAAATGAAGAAAATGTCTGGTATCAAATGGAATACAAATCATCGCAACTTTGAGACTTATAATGACATTGTGCTAGACAAAATCGTAGAAATCAACATTGTTGGAGTGGAGAAATATCCCAAAGTGTATGATTTAACGATTCCTTCCACGCTAAACTTTGGACTAGCGAATGGTCTACAGGTTCGCGATACTAGCACAACCGGATATATTCAGCGCAGATTGATTAAGGGTATGGAAGATTTGATGGTCAATTACGACATGACAGTGCGAAGCAGTAAAGGCAAGGTAGTTCAGTTCTCTTACGGCGATGATGGTATCGACACAATCAAGGTGGAAAATCAAGAAATCCCAATTGTGGATATGACGATTCAAGATATTTATGCGCATTTCAATGTGCCTGAAGACGACAAGGGCAAATCAAAGGCGTTATCGGGAATGTTTGTAAAGAGTGCGCTAACAAGACAGAAGAAACAAGAAGAACAAATCAACGAAAAGTGTAAGAAATATACGGACTACATGATAGAGAATCGAGGCAAGATAATTAAAAATATATTTAACTTCAAGTCAGACAAAGTTGTCCACCTCCCTGTCGCGTTTATGCACATCATTCAAAATATAATGGGACAACAAAATGTCAATCCCAATTCTCTAGTGGATATCACCATGCTGGAGGCTTTCGAATTAATTGAAGACACATTCGACAGCCTTTTGAAAATCCGATATGCTCAGCCAACCGAGTTATTTAGAGTCATGTATTTCTACTATTTGTCGCCTAAAGATTTGCTGCTAAATAAGCGTTTCAACAAGAAAGCACTTGACATATTGTTACAGACGATTGTGCTCGATTATAAGCGCTCCATTGTGGCACCTGGTGAGATGGTCGGGATGATTGCGGCGCAGAGCATTGGCGAGCCGACCACGCAAATGTGCCAAAGATATTGTGAGCGTATTAGGTGTGCGAAAATAAATAAAAATACAAAAATGATTTCTATGGTCTCGGGGCCAATTGGAGAATTATGCGATGGTCTCATTGAAGCAAATCCAGATTACACTTTTAACACTGGACATGTAGACAGTGTCGAGACATTATTGGATGCTTTAGAAGACGAGTATTATATCATTGGAGTAGACGGCCAAGAGAAAACACATTGGAACAAGATATCGCATGTGAGTAGACATCCAGTGAATGGCAATATGATGAAGGTTGTAACTAAAACCGGAAGAGTCGTTCATACAACCACAAGTCATTCACATCTCATCAGAAAAAATCAAACAGTTGTTCCTATTACTGGTGCTGATTTAGTAGAAGGCATGCGAATTCCAGTTGCGAAACACATTGATAATGACTTTGTAAATGAATTTGTAACAATTGGCAGTCAGGATTACAAGTTGGATTATTTATTTGGATGGTTTGTTGGTGCATATTTGGCAGAAGGAAATGTTACAAAGTATAACACATGTATAACAAATGTTTCAGACCACTTTATCGAGAATACTAAGAAATTCGCCGCGAGATTTGATAAAACTTGTAATGTAAATAAACGACAGGGAGAATATGGTCCATCTACTCAAACTACTTTTAATTGCAAATTGCTTGCGGAATTCTTACTATCAACTTGTGGAACAGGTTCCTTTGTAAAGATTGTTCCAGACTTTGCTTTCTTGGCTCCATTGGAATTCAAAGCGGGACTAATTCAAGCCTATATGGATGGAGATGGAAATTTCCAATCAGACGAGAAGCATCATCAAATTCGCGTTTGCAGCAGAAGCAAACAATTGTCTAAAGATATGGCCTTGTTGTTCAACTACTTTGATATATTTGCGTCAATTAAAGAAAACTTTGTTCGCGGTTCTCCGATATATAACTTATCCATTTCAGCCAAGTATTCTGGATTGTATCAAGACAAAATCGGCAGTCTAGTTCACGCCGATAAGCTGATGAATTTGGTAAAGTATTGTGAGCGCACTGATGCGCTCAATTTATCAGATGAAATTGATAAAATCACTGGTCTAGGGGAAATTATAGCCAAGTGCGGAAAGGTTTTGAAACTCCCTGGTCAAAGTCGTAATTATGGAAAATGGGCAAATAAAGACAGCATTGGTCGTCGCACTTTAGAAAAATATATTGAAGTCTTCGAAACAAGTGAAAATGTCGAATTGATCACTGAGGAACTCCAAATTCTGAAACAAGCGGCATCATCCGGTGTCATCTGGGATGAAATTGTAAATATCGAAATATATAATTTAGATCCTTCAGAATATGTTTATGATTTTACGGTTCCGGCAAATCAAACATTCATGACGGATTATGGTGTCATTGTTCATAACACGCTCAATACGTTCCATTTTGCAGGAATCGCCTCTAAGTCCAATGTGACGCGCGGTGTGCCACGAATTGAAGAGATATTATCGCTATCCGCGTCGCTTAAAAATCCATCGCTTACGGTATTCTTGAAGCCAGAAGACGAAACGGACAGAGATAAGGCGAGCACGGTTCAATATATGTTGGAGCATACTAGATTGGAAGAAATCGTAAAGTCGATTGAAATCTGTTTTGACCCGGATGATTTGAATACGATGATTGATGAAGATAAGAATACAATGTCGCAATTCAGAGAATTCGAGACGATGGTTGCCGAGTGTATGAACACCGCGGTGGTAGATGATTCCGCGGAGAAATCTAAGTGGATCATCCGCATTATTATGGACGCCGAAGTGATGTTGGAGAAAAATATAACAATGGACGACGTCAATTTCACATTAAATAATGTTTACAAGGAAGAAATTTCATGCGTCTACTCGGATTACAATGCGGACAAATTAGTGTTTCGAATTCGAATGAAAAACATAATCGATAATGCGAAGAGCAGGAGTCAGAAGAAGGCGAAGCTTAATCCGCTAGACCAATCGGACCAGATTTATATTCTGAAGAATTTCCAAGACACCTTGTTGAATAATATTGTCCTTCGCGGTGTTAAAAATATAAACAAGGTCATTTTGCGAAAGATAAAAGATAATTTGGTTGAAAAATCGGGAGCGTATATCAAGAAGGATATTTGGGTTTTGGATACAATTGGAACGAATATGTTGGATGTTCTAGGTCTGGACTATATCGACCCCAATAGAACTTACAGCAATGATATTATTGAAATCTTTAATGTGCTTGGAATGGAGGCTGCTAGGTCTGCTATATACAACGAATTAGCAGAAGTGTTGGAGTTTGACGGTGCTTATGTGAATGCGCATCATATGACATTACTGTGCGACAGAATAACCTTTAATTACAAGATGGTTTCGATATTTAGGCATGGGATTAATAATGATGATATTGGACCTATTGCGAAGGCTTCGTTTGAGGAGACACCTGAAATGTTCTTAAAGGCGGCGAGACATGCGGAACTAGATACGATGCGAGGCATTTCGGCGAATGTGATGTGCGGTCAAGAGGGATTATATGGAACCGCGTCATTTCAAGTGGTTTTAGACCTTAATGAGATGATAAATTTAGAAGAGAACTATAAATACGAATACAAGTCGACAGAGGATATAATAGACGAAACTCTGTTTGCGGGATTAAGTGAAAAGGAAGAGATTTGTAGCAAGAGACAACTAGAGATTGAAACGAATGTGTCAAATATTAAAATGGAGGAGATGGGTAAAGATAACGACTATGACCCGTTTGCTTAAAGCAATAATAAAGCAACAATAAAGTCCATTATAAAGTCCATTATAAAGTCAATTATAAAGTCCATTATAAAGCAAATTGTAAATTAAATAATAACAAAAATAATATATTAAACTTTTATTATTATTATAACTAACAAAATGAAAACATTTTTTCATTTATTACAAAAATGTATAAAAAGCAAACGAATTATATATCCAAATAAACTATTTGAAGCATTTTCAATCGCCAATTATGAGCCGATTCATTTAAATATATCGGCTTATATTTATTTACTATTATATGACATTTATTATATCCAAACCAGGTCAAAAATACTAAACCCATATTTGAAGGCGGCTCATGCCAAGTTGTCGGCTTTAAATGCTATTTTGGATAATATATTTATTTCAAATGAACTTAAAGAGAAAATCCTGGATATATTCTGTCAAGCTCAGCGGGCTTACATTGCGCTGACAAAATTGGCGCTAATATACAAACATAAAAAGTTGCCATTAGTGGTTACCGATGACCTAACACTTTTACCATTGGACATAAATCATCCGGCAACCTTTGTTTTATTACAAAATAAATCGAGATATTTATTTAGCATAAACGATTTGATTAACATTATAGAAACTGCTATATGTAATGCGCCGAATTTTTTCGCGACTCCGTTGGCGCCAAAAAACCCATACAACAATCAGAAGTTCAATACGGCTACGCTATGTAACATATATTTTAAAATGAAGGAAGGGTGTTGTAAATTTTCATTGATTATACATTTATTTTTTCTGGAATGTTTTGTGAAACACCATTTTTATATTAAAAATGAAGCATTTCTAAGAGAGTATTCTATTAGGAAATATGTATATACAAGTCCAAATCAAACATTATATAATGCGATTATAAATGTGCTGTCAATGAACTATTATACTAACAAATTGTTAATCCATGCCGAGTTTCCAAGGGATTTGTTAGTTAATATATTTCGACCTTACCTATGTTATTATTATTTAATTCATTACAGCATCAAAGGCACTGAAAAAATACAGCTATATAAAAATCTATTACACATAAAATTTAGAAAATTTTATGAATACAATACATTATTTGGCAGAAAATTCTGTGTTGGAGTAAGAAGAAGAAAGATAAACAGGAAACCATTTAGCATTAAGTTTAATTCAGACCATATTAATTTTTATAATATCACTTGTGACACCAAATCCGCATATGATAAAATGATTTGTGTCCCTAGAACAAATCGTCGACCTCAATATAATATAGATGAATTATTTTATTCTACCGAATTGAATATCACGGAAGAGGATGACGAATATAACACTGATTATGAAGATTAATTATAGATTGATTATAGATTGATTATAGATTGATTATAATATTATTTGTCTTCTAGTGGGCTGGTATTTGACTCTTCTACAAATTCGATATTTTCAGGAGCAGGTCTATTCTTTTTTGTCTTCCCATGCGGATTTACCTTAATCTTGGTATTTTTTGTATTTTTTGTTTTTTTGGTTTTTTCTTTGGCATTAATCACTTTGACTTTGACTGGGACATCGACCTCTTCAAATTCGCCTGTATCTGCGACAGCTATATCCGCGACAGCCATATCCGCGACAGCCATATCTTCTTTATCTTCTTCAATAATAAAAGAAGATTTTAGTTTTCTACCCTTTTTAAGTTTGACTATTTTGGGTTCTTTTTCTTTTTCTTTTTCTTTCTCTTTTTCCCGAATAACAGGCGATTCAGCAGCGTCATTTGTAACTTCTACAAATTCAATATTTACAGCATCCGCCTTTCTAGCAGGGTGTATCGTTGTTTTGCGTTTTTCAAAAATTTCGTCGATATAGTTTTTAACAGAATATACCCTATTAACAGCCTCGTCGATATTTCGTAAACACTCGCCTTGTTTTAATGCTCTCAATGATATTTTTATCTGTTTTTGTTCATCGACGATTAACTTGTATTCGGGATTCTTCATTTCTTGCCTTTTATACATAGCAGGTATAACGATAAACGCAAAACGGTCATCATGTTTATCATCTAAATAACAGACGAATTCCTTATTCTTAAATCTGGTTTCTGGAATTACTTTGCTGGAAATAAAAATAGAAGGGATTTCATACTTAACTAACAAAATCCACATATCAAAACTAACCGCACCAAATCCCTCATGTAAAATCATTTGTTCAAAATTCATCGTTTTATCCTGTAATTGATTTGCGTCGAATTGCCCTTCTTCCCTTAAAATATTGATGATAGTAGCTATTTTTTTAACATCCTTATAGTCGTCTGTTAATAATTTATATTCATCTATAAGCGCGTCTTTTATTTCTTCTATCGTTAAAACAATCTCTTTAAATTCTTTTATTAAATCAATTATCAAATATAGGGCGCAAAATTTACTCTTGCCCGCATATGCGATTTCCCTGTATGTCTTTGGGAAACACTGCGACCATTCATCTGACCTTATCGGTGCCGGGTCAGACGGAAAACAATCTCTTTCGTAATTTGGATTAATCGCTTCATTCAATTCGTATTCCTTTTTATACGCTAGAGAGGTGATTGGATTGGCGGTATCGAATGTGTTGTATTTTGCGAATTTATTTATATCCGCGGGAATTAAGTTTTCGAAAAAATCCTGCGTCAATAAATCTTGTAGGATTAGTATCTCATTATCTCGTAAATTATATTTAATTTGGCCAAACGACAAATATGCTTGCGGTTTAAATATGAATGATTTGATTCGGTTGTATCGAATTAACTCATCTGCCATTCTACTATAATAAAACGCTTCATTGTCGTTTTCAGTTATTAAATTGTTTTTCGGTAAAACAAGGGTACATGTATCTTCTGTCATTTGACAAATACCAGCATTACCAACCTCATCATCGTCCTTAGCAGAACATTTATCTTTTGATAGTTTGATACAATTATGTATATCGTTTTCATTTATATTTTTATAGTTAAACCCGTCTTCTGAAGTGGAAAATATTATGCTAGAACCGACAAGATCGCGTAACATTTCTACCACTTTGTTAAGTTGCTGCCGATATATAATATAGCGTTTGTTACATTCGCCTTGGATTGCTTTTCTTTTATCACTATTAGAATAATCATTGAATAAAATACGAATTGTATTTCTGAAAACATTGTAAAAATTGGTTTCTAATTGGATTCGTTTAATAAAATCGGTGCGCTTGGTATCCACCTTTAATGTAGTAAGCGTTTCCATATCCGCAACTAACATATCCTCATTAGTGATTTTTCTAATACTGTCGTCGACCGATGAAACTGGTATGGGGTCATAGATTCTAATGAATTGATTGGTGTTAGTTAGAAATCCAATGATTAGTTCATTATTGACCACTCTATAGAAGGGGGTCCTAAAGGGGGTCCTTAAAGGGGTCCTTAAAGTGTCATCCTCATCATGATAATATTCCTTTAAAAATTCGAGAGTTTCTTCGTAAGATTTCCATATTTTATCGGACATATAAACAAAATCAATTTCACATTTGGTATTTATATCGCATGTTTTTTTGCCATATTTCTTGGAATTTTTTAATAGTGTCAGTGATGACGGATAACATGGTATAAACCCTTCTTTAAGTGTCGGTGATTTTGTTAGTATACCAATAACCTTGCCTTGAAAATTCAAAACTTGCTTTAAAATAATATATTCCTTGTGTATTAATTCTGTAATCAATGTATCTAATAATTCAGGTTGCTTAAATTTTTTAGCGTATTCGCCGTTGCTAGGAAGCGCCTTACATCGCTCGCCTAAGGTTGGCTTAATAATTTTCGTAAAAACCGCCTTCAGAGTTTTCGGCAATTTGCGGTCATATTCGCTAAATGTCTTGGTTATTTGAATCTCGCCTCGTTCTAAATTATTATGATAACCATAAATTGGTTCAAAATAGTTTTCTCGCTTTATTAGAATCAAACTGCGTTTTCTGGCGTCATATATGTGCGTTGAATATCTATTGGTAGGGCAAACTAATTCAATATTGTTAGTTACATCGTCTTCAGGCATCTCTAGAATGATTAAATTTATACCAGTTTCAAATAATCCCGAATTAGGAGTACAGATTAAATCCCACAGATAAGTATAATCAATGTAAATTTTCGGGTCACTTAAAAATTCTAAAAAGGTTTCATATGCTTGAACCACTCTGGTAAAAAACTGTAAAGACAGGGCTTCACCTGATTCCGATGGATGGGCTTCGCCTGATTCCGATGGATGGGCTTCGCCTGATTCCAAAGTTTCCTCTTTTAATTCCTTTGCTTTCTTATATAATTTGGAATTTATATATTCGGCCTTATTTATGTCTACTTTTAAATCCAGATTAGCAAAACTAGTAATCAAATCACCATTTTGATATTTAACAAATTTATCTATATCGATGGCCGGTATGATTACCTTACTTTTCATTTCCTCTATACTAGGAACTTCATGTTTCGCATTGGGGATATATTTTGTAATCAAAGATTGTTTGGTTTTCGAATCTTGCTGTCCATAAAACATGGCGCTCGCGATACACGCGATAAAAGATTGTTTAGAATTGACTTCGACGCCGTGTCTTAATATACAGGTGTGATTTGGTTTCAGATTCGCATTCATTTTGCTGATTTGACAATCTTCGTTTATTTCATGTAGAAATTTTTGAACCGCGATGGGTAAAAAACCCCAGCGATGCTCTCCTAACTGCGGTCCATATTTTTCCGGACCCTTTACATAATTCTCCGCGTTTTGAACATCTCTTTTGAGCTGTTCTTCAAAATCCTTCTCGTCGCCTGAAACCGATTCTGCTTCACCCGAAACAAATTTACCCTGACAAAGGTCGCGGCGATTTTTCATTTCTTCGGTCGACCATTTATTGTAGCAGCAAGGAATACATAATCCAGAAGGTGTTTTTTTCTTGTGAAATCCCGGGTATTTTTTTTCATTGTCGTCGTAAAATTGGTATACATATCTGCCATCATTTTTAATTGCGTCGGCATTTCTTGGGATAATCGCGTCTTCTACACGCTTCACTTTTGGACCACACTTGCCTTCCAAAATGTCTTGTTCTGTAACCATCTTGTCTGTGAGCATACACCAAAATCGTGGACAAGTATAGTAAAATTTCTTGGAACTATCTGTAGGATCGGTGCTATATTCGATAAAATCTGATTCCTGGTTTAGATCTGGATGGTCTTCCATTAAATTCTGTTTTTCCTCTTTTGTTAAAATAACTGGTTGTCGCCTGTCACTTAGACTGAATGGACACATTCTCGTATATACATCGATTTTATCATTCTTTTCTCTGACGAAGAGTTGGGGTGCGTTTTTCTCTATTCGCGCGGTAAATGGGTTTGGGTATCGTAATTTCATATTGGTAATATCTCGAACCGTATTTTCAAATTCTTTTTTAACCGCTTCTATCTTTTTTTCTGCTGGTTTTTTTGCCTTTGCCTTTTTTGCTTTTGGGTTTAATTCAATTACTTCTTCTGATTTTGGTGTATCTGATTTTGGAACAATTACTTCTTCTGATTTTGGCGTATCTGCTTTTGGCGAGGGTGGTTTATTTATATTTACTTCTATCTCGACAACAGGATTTGGGGCGACAACTGCTTCCTTTGTTTCTGGTTCTTCTGAGGACTTTGATTCTGGTTCTTCTGAAGACTTTGATTCTGGTTCTTCTGAAGACTTTGATTCTGGTTCTTCTGAAGACTTTGATTCTGGTTCTGATTCTGGTTCGCTTACAGAAGTATCTTTCTTCGACGAAGGAATTGCGATTGGTTTTTGTTCAAATTCATTTTTGTTTGGATCTGTAGATGTAGAGGAAGAGGAAGACAAATCTTCTGTAGAGGAAGACAAATCTTCTGTAGATACACTCTTACCCGAATCATCGGAAGCAATTGGTGCTAAAACAGGAGGAACAGGCTCATCAGAAGCTGTAGAGGAAGACAAATCTTCTGTAGAGGAAGACAAATCTTCTGTAGAGGAAGACAAATCTTCTGTAGATACACTCTTACCTGAGTCATCGGAAGCAATTGGTGCTAAAACAGGAGGAGGAACAGGCTCATCAGAAGCTGTAGAGGAAGAAGAAGAGGAAGAGGAAGAGGAAGCTGTAGAGGAAGACAAATCTTCTGTAGATACACTCTTACCCGAATCATCGGAAGAACCCTGACCACCCTTTACTTCCGAATTTTCCGACTCGGAATCATTATAACCTAACAAATCCAATATATCCATATCCGCCGCTTCTTCTGGATTCTGCGGTTCCACGGAATAAACAGGACTTTCATCCTGAATATCAGGTAGCTGATTATCCTTAATACTTTGCTCCGATATAGAGGTGATTTGCCCAAACTCAACATCTTCCAATTCCTTACCAGTACATAGCCGATTAATTAATTCTGGTTCAATATCGCTACTAGTTATATCTTGACTGATTCGAACTAAAGTATCAATGTATACGGGTATGGTATTCAAATAGGCGATGTCATTTATACCATCAACGGTTACGGTAATCTCACTAACAATAGAATTCAAAGAGATACGCGTTTTAAACCCAGGATTTATTTTTATCATTAAAGTTCGTCTTCGATTAGCCCCTCGCGTTACTTCCAGTTCAGAGCGTATTTTAGCAATTAAATCTGACGCAATTTCATCCGTAACATCGTGATAGTTTTGAACAAGCTCGTCTACAATTTCGTCGAATTTTAATCCCTGATCTATTTTTTCAATGATAAATGCTTCTTGGCTGTCTCTTTTGTTAAAATTTGAAACCCGCTTGAAACGCATCTCGACACCCTGTTTTAAATTAGCAGATTCAATCGTAAAAACACTGGAGACACAACCAATGTAATTAGTAATATCAATAGGTTTAGAAATCGCATACACCGTTTGATATGTTAAGTCTCTAATTTCTACATTTACCGATTTAATAGACACGAATAAAGGAATATCTAGACCACTTTGTTCAAAAAATGGTTTTATTTGTTCGATTAATGGATTAATAACTAGACTCAATATGGTGTCAATCTTTTCATAAGAGCCCTTGTCATAAGAAATAGATTTTTCGAAATCGGTTAAAGGATAAACCGTAATAGAGCCGTTATCCGCAAATTCGCATGCGAAATAATATTCGACACCCTCAAACATAGTGTTAGTATAAACCGCAACCGATTTACTCTTTCCTATATTTTTCACTAATTTAAAAATAACTGCTTTGTTCAAGAACGGGATTTTTCTACCATCCGATGTCATTTGGTTCGTGTATAAACGATAAATATTTTCCTGACGAGTTTCCGGGTTAAATTTAATTAATGGAAATTCTTGCGTCGCATGTATTAATTTAAATATAACATCAATTGGTATTTTAACTTGGAATTCGGGATGTACAATAATCTTGATAAATTTAATACCAGTATTTTTTATTTTTTCGGAGAATTTTTTCGAAGGCATTTTATTCAGAAAAACATCATAAAACATATCTATGCTTTCAAAGCTCTTTTCTACATCTGATGTCAATTTATTCGCAGTGGCTTCAATTAATTTATCACGATTATCGTCTAATTTTTCAATTGTATCGATATTGTCTTGATATAAAAATGGATAGTAAATTTTACTTGTATAATCAATCTTATCAATCGCGGAAAAAACATCAGAAGCAAGACATAAAAAAATCGTATTATTAAATATGTTCGATGTTTCAAGCAGCAAATTATTATTAAGAGAGGTTAGTTCTCTTCTCGAATGCTCTAACAAAGCGTCATATTCGGTTACATAAAAAGGATCCGCAATAAACGGATATTCATTGTTAAATACGAATTTTTGCCCCAAAATTTTCGCAACCAAATAGTCTCGTTCTGTTAAATCTAAACCCAAAATATCGTCAAAAGTGTATTTATCTTTTTTGGGCAGGCCAAAGTCAATTGGCTCACCGTCTTCATCGTAAATGTTTTTTAGGATTTGTTCTAGGCGCACATGGGTTAAAGGTAAGCGGTCGTTTTGCGTCAAATTTTGATACATTGTTATCGGATTAAGTTTTTCATTCTTTAAACAAAATAAATAGATTTCGCTCATGGATGCGGTGCGTCGTATAGCTTCGAATATTTTGAGCTTGATGATGCCAATGCTGTCATCAAGATGAATTGTCTGCTTTACAAATTCTACTTTAATATCGTTTGTCTTGATATTGTCTAATTCGTTTTTGTCAAATACTTTGGCAAACGCTTTATTAGAGGGGTCTCTTTCAAATAGTTCGTTAGGGTTTTCATCTACCTCTAGATTTGATCCCGAAAATACATATATAATATCAGTCTCCTCTTTGTTTGTTAGTTTATTGACTTTAAATATTGGAAATATGGACATATATATTATACTTTTAAAAAAGAATTGTATTGTAAACTTCAATATATACTTTTAAAAAAGTACATATTGAAGTTTATTTGGTTTAAAGATAAGAACATGAAATAATATTTGACTCTATGCCAAATCATACAATGGATTATCTGTTATTTTCATACCACAATATGGTTCCGGATTTTTCTTGTAATCGACAGGAATATATATATCAATCTTTTTCGCTTCTTCCAATAAGAACTTGAAATGTTGCCAAAATATTTGTTTATGTCCCTCGGACTTCGTCATAATATGCGCTAATTCATGTAACGCGACGAATGTAAGCGTATTGATGTCGATTAGTTTATCACCCGGCTTCGTGGTATTTAAACAGAATGCTAATTTTTCCCCCTTGTTTTCACTATATGCGGTGTATTCGCTAGTAGGAAGGGTTTCGGATATTTTGGTCGGATTGAATTTCTGAATCAGGCGCATGACATCTTCATTTTCTGGATAAGTTTTCCCCATATGGACCACCAAAACCTTACACTTTTGCGTCACTTCTGCTAACAAGTTCGCGGCTAGCTCCAACTTGGAACGATCGCGGACACAATAGGTTTCACCGTCTACATTAGATATAATACATTTTAAATTATATGCGTCTGATTCGCTATAAATTTTTAAGCAGACGATTAGAATAACTGCTAAAATAAAATAAAATACTAGACTATCTGTGTCAAACATATAATATATATGCTTAATAAAATTGAATTAAATATAATAATGCTCATTATTATATTCACCTAACAACACGACAACAACAAATATGTCTGAAAAGAAAACATTTGCGTCGCATAGTAGAGCTAAATATTGGTCTCCGAAAAACGCGGGATTGCCTGCGGATTATTCGTTAAATTCACACAAAAAATGCTGGTTTGACTGCGATTGCGGTCATGTGTTTGAAAAGGTATTAAAGGAAATTAATTTAGTAAATTCTTGGTGTCCATATTGTGTAAACCCGAATAAAAAATTATGTGAAAGTCTAGAATGTGAACAATGTTTTGAAAAATCATTTGCTTCACATGAAAAAGCAAAATATTGGTCCAATAAAAATGAACTAAAACCTAGACAAATTGCTAAAAAATCTCATAAAAAATATTGGTTTAATTGTAATTGTGAGCATAACTTTGAGGCGATTTTATCTGATATAACTCAAAATAATTCTTGGTGTTCTTATTGTTCTAATAAAAAATTATGTGATGATAAACAATGTAATAAATGTTTAAATAAAACATTTGTTTCAAATGAAAAGGCAAAGTTCTGGTCCGAAAAAAATACATTGTTACCAAATCAAGTATTTAAAAGTTCGGCTGTAAAATACTGGTTTAATTGTGATAAATGTAGCAATGAATTTGAAAGCAAACTATGCCATATTACCGACGGTTCTTGGTGTCCAAAATGTAAATATAAAACAGAGAATAAATTACATAATATTTTAAAAGAAATTTATCCAACAATAAAAAGTCAATTTAAAGTTGATTGGTGTAAAAATAAAAAACACTTGCCATTTGATTTTGTTTTATTAGAAGAAAAAATAATAGTGGAACTTGATGGCGCTATGCACTTTATTCAGGTTGCTAAATGGAAAACACCAGAATATAATAGATCTCGTGATATTTATAAAAGACAATGTGCGAATGATAATGGATTTAGCATCGTTCGGCTACTACAACCAGATGTTTTATTTGATAAATACGATTGGTTACAAGAACTAACAAACAATATTGATAAAATCGTTTCAGAAAAGAAAGTTCAAAATATTTATATGTGTAAAAAAGATGAATATAAAGATTTTGATAAAGAATTAGTTTAAATTTATAAATTAAAATAGTTGTGACCATAATTATAAATATTTATTGAGAACCCTGACCTAATTCCAGCGGAATTCTCATGTAATCGCTTTCGATTGTTGATAAATTCCAGGGCCCAACCGATCCCTGTGGATTCGGGGGTTCAGAACGGATCTGTAAGTTAGCATTGCGCAGCGTTTGGCCGACAGTATCGATGCCGATGTGGTAACCGGCCTTTAACAAATTGATGTTGGCGAGGTCGCCCTTGCCGGCGGGATTGAGTTGAGCCCATTGAGAGTTGTTATCCTTGGGCAACAAATCGGCAGGATTTTGCGCGGGTTTGTTACAGGAAGAGGGCATACCGCCATTAGAAGGCGCTCCGTTTACGGGAGCAAAGCTGCCATTTCCGTTACCATCAATATCTTCGGAGGGTCTAGCGCCATTAGCACCGCTGTTAGAGCCTTGCTTCTTGTAAGCAGATTGATCATTACCGCTCATCATATCGGAACCATACATACCGTAAGAGCCTTTCATGTTAAGGTAGTTCATGAAATACAAACCGCCAATTATTGCCAATACGATTAAAACCCAGTTATCTTTGGCGAATTTAGGACAGCTGTCTGCGATTTTAGAAAAGAAGTCAGTCATTATATAAAATTAGCAATAAAATATTTTTCAAATTATTAATTAATTGTTTTAATTGATAAGTTTAATTGATTTAATTGTTAGTTTATTAGAATTAATGCCTAAATGAAATAACTAAATGAAATAACTAAATGATTTGAGGCTTTCTATTTATAGTTCTTCTGCTTCATTAAAATTCAAGTCATCGGCTTCGTCATCACTTTCATCCATATCATCTAACATGTAGGTTTTTTTAATATTTTTAGCTTCTAAAAATGCTAATATAGCTTCTTTTTTGGCATTTTTAGCCTTTTCTCTGGCGGTTCTATATATGTCATAATATACTTGATTGGGTTTTTTCAGAGTAAAACTTTCTAAATCATTCCCTAAACTAGTTGACAAATCAAACTCTTTCAGAATATTTGAGTCTTCTGTAATAGGTACATCGGATAAGTCTTCTATATCTAAAACGATATTGTTATCGCTAGATTTTGAATTTGAATTTAAATTTGAATTTAAATTTGAATTTAAATCAAAATCAAAATCAAAATCCACCGCAATTAGATCTGAAGAACCTGTCTTTATATTAGGACTGTTAACGGTTTTAGAATTCATCGCAGTATTTAATTCTGTTTTTTTATCGATATCGATATTACTAAAGGATAAGGGTTCAGATACGATGTCTTTAATATCATCTTCAATGGATGACTGTCTTTTATCAGGTTTTTTAATAAAACAAGCATCTAAAAAGGGGTCTGGACTAACAACCATAGACTGCTTAAGTTCAATCTCAATTTGAAAATTCCTGGAAGTGAATTTAATCCCTTGTATTTCGATGATGGAAATAAGTGTTTTATCATTCGTAATGTCGTCTAAATTAATTATATTAGTATTGTCATTAAATACCTTAATATTTGGCTTTACATTGACTCTTAATAAATAAAATTTGCCGGATTTATAAATTTTAAATGGAGATGTAAAGGTGCTCTCGATATCGTCTTTGTCCAATTTAGTTTGAAACCAGTTATCGCCCTTACTAAATATAAGTTCTTGACACTTTGCTTCCAAATTTTCGATCCAGCTGATAAAAACAGTGTCGTTATTGTCAAACATGAGGTCGACATAAATTTTTTTGCCGCTTTTAACAAATCCTTGCTTAGTTAAGCTTTTAGGTGTTTGGATATATAGTTGCTTGTTGTTATTATACATTATTCGTGTAAAATATGCGCCTCCTGCTATTGTGCTAGGAGGTCCTAAATAAAGCTTAGAAAAATCGTGATCTATGGTAGGTTCGATAATATCATTCATTATTTATTGAAATGAGAGAAAAATAAAATGTAAAAAACACGCGATTGTTCGAAATAATCAGCATATAATTTTGTTGGCATAGTATATTTATGAAAAATCCCAATTCTTTAATCAAACAATGTTTAGACATATTACAAACCGAAGATGTTAGAAATGAAGTGAAGAATATTTTTTCACCTGTTACCGATTTAATATTATATGAAATATATCCGTATATTTATTTGATAATATTTTTGGTCTTTTTAATTTTTATTTTGATTTTAGCTATTCTAGTGATATTGATAACCTTATTGCGAAATAAAACAATTATTAATCCTTTATAAGATTTCGAATTTGAGCCTTTTTAATTAATAATTTATTTTTTTCGCTGTAATTATATATAATGGTAAGTCGTTCGAAAAGTCATAATCGCAGTCGGAACCGTAACCGTATGTCTAGAAAAAGCCAGCGAGGTGGTGCTCAGGGTGGCTATCCCGACAGTGCGTGGGGATTTCAAATGAATAATTTAGGTAACTTGTGGAATCAAACAATGAACTCTTTAACTGTTCAGCCTGGGCAAAATTTGGGCGCATCTCAAAGCAATGTTATTGTTCAAAATAAGGCGCAGGGTATGTCTGGTGGAAAACGATGTAAGTCTGGTGGAAAACGACATATGTCTGGTGGAAAACGATGTATGTCTGGTGGAAAACGAGGTATGAGAGGTCAATCAATGGGTCAATCAATGGGTCAATCAATGGGTCAATCAATGGGTCAATCAAGAGGTCAATCAATGGGTCAATCAAGAGGCCAAAGTCGAGGAAAGAAGGGAGGTTATTGGGGCGCTGTATTGGAACAAGCGGCGGTGCCTTTAGCGCTATTGGGGATGCAGCAAGCGTATGGAAAACGCCATACTCAACGCCATGGTCCGTCGCATAAAAAATCGTTTAGACGCGGACGATAAATATGGCGATATCTCTTTAAATACTTATTTGTAATATATTATATTACCCCAATGTGATATTATATATTAATTTTGTTCAAACAAAGACGCTTATATTTAGCAATTTATTTTTTTTGTAAATATATATTAATTATGAGTTTTGAACAACATATTCAACAATGGGTTTCTATAGACAATCAAATGAAACAGCTGACAGACAAAATAAAGGAACTTCGGGACAAAAAAAACACATTAAATGATGCTATTTTCAATCATGTCGATAATTCTAATCTTTCTAACGCAATAGTACAAATTAGTGATGGCAAAATTAAATTTGTGAAATCAAAAGATACCCAAGTATTGACATTTAAATACATGGAAAATTGTCTACATGAAATTATTAAAAATGAAGAGCAAGTTAATAAAATTGTCGAATACATTAAAAATAAACGAGAAGTTAAGTATGTTTCTGAAATAAAGCGATTTTATAACAAATAATTTATATCAAAATAGTATATATGTCAACATTATTACAAAATGATTTAATTTTTTATAAAAATCCAGCCGGAGATATCATGAGTGGCGGATATAATGTCGAGTCGCATATGTTGCAAAATGGAATATCTCCTATGAAAACGCTTAATTTATTTCAACAGGGCGGTAAAGATGACAAAATTTCTAGCAACTTTGAAAATATGGCGGTTCCTGCTGGATTATATTATATTACTCAACAAAATCCCAATTCAAAAAACAAAAAATATAAACAACAAATGAACTACAGTAAAGAACATAAAGAATTATCCGACACCATTTTTGATAGCTTATATCAAATGATTGAATATGATGATAAAAAGAAAAGAAAAACTAAAAAACATGCTGTTAAAAATGACATGACTGTTAAAAATGACATGACTGTTAAGCCAACTAACAAACATAAGAAAACTAAAAAATACCAAAAATAATTGGGAAAACAATTAATAGGGAACAAATTAAAAATACATTTATAATATAACTATAAATGTATTTTACTAGACTTAGACTTAGACTTTATAATGCTAAAATCAATGAAACCAAACGCAATACAAAAATACATAAAGAAGAAGAAGACACCTGTATTATTTGCTTAGAAACTACCGCAACTAACAATCCTATTTGTAAATTACAGATATTAATACCTGCTTATTTTTATTATAAATCTTGTCACTGCGATGGTCTATTTCACAGCGATTGTTTGTTAAAATGGATTTATGTCTCGAAATCGTGTCCTATTTGTCGAATTGCGATTGAAACCAATCCAGACGAGAAGTTACCACTGACATATAACATTTATAAAAAAAATAAAATATTCAAAATATTCAAATACTTCTGGATGTGTATCTTATTTAAAATATTGTTGAATATTATATTTAATATTCAATATACAATGGAAAGAAAATTGGAAAATGACCATTAAGTCAAGTTCTAATATTTCAACTTACTTTTCAAGTTCTAATATTTCAACTTACTTTTCAAGTTCTAATATTTCAACTTACTTTTCAAGTTCGTTTACAACTTACTTTTCAAGTTCGTTTACAACTTACTCCAAGTATTATGATTAAAAGGCGACACAAGCACTTCCGTCAACTTGTCCTTCCAATAATTAACACGATTTTCCATCGCCATATCCTTTTCCGTTTTAGGATATATCGGCTGAGTAGCCATTAAATCCTCCTCTTCAGGCGTCATTCTCGGCTTATATCCATAACAATTCACGCCAAACTTCAGCGCTGGGTTTTTCATATAACCACCATTTACACCCGGCCGACCGCAATCATTTTCATGCCCTTCGATTTTCTGTAGTTCATCAAATGTCTTTTGTTGAGTCGGAAATAACGCCATTTGCCCTTCTGACCATCCGTAATTACACCATTCCCCACCCTTATCGTAAGACTCTTCTACTTCTTGGTATGTCGCCAATCTGGAATCATATGCGCTACACAGTGCTTTTGCGTCCGCGTAAATATATGTGTTTTCCGGAATATTGAATACCTGAGGCTTTAATAATATTTTTGGCACTTCAGATTTTGCCGCGTCTGTAGCGGAAGTATCTACTGTAATATCGACCTCTGGATTTCCGGTTAGTATATTTTTAAGAGACGCCACTATATCTACACCGAAAAAGTATTGTAATCCGTTAATTATAACTAAAATAATAAAAATAGCGGCGACCATTATACTTATCGTTTTCGACGAATCCGAACCAGAAGTAGAACTAGAACTAGCTAACGGTGAAAATGCGGTCGAGCTGCTAGCCTGACTTTCTCCTAAATACACAAATATTACTATATAAATTAATATAACAACTATTAAAATAATTATAACGCTCGGATTAGATAATAAACTATTTATAAAACTATACATATCTGTCGCCACAGTTCCTAAACCGGTATTTACAGAATTCGAACTAGATGTATCACTACCAGTATCAGTTATTTCTGTAGTTTCTGTTGTCTTGGTTATTTCTGTCATTATATATATAAATCAAATATTTATTTTATTGCTCTTTTTCTATAGAAAAAACAATACGCTCTGGGTGAAATTATTTGCTGAGTTAGTATTTGTTCAGTGACAGAGGTATCATTATAATGATACCATTTATCATTAGCGTTTTTAACATAGGAGGTGTAATGTCCTCCTAGAACAGAACCGCCGTGATTACACACTCCGTAAAGGTCGTAAATATAGGTTTCTTTATTGTAGCCAATCACATATTTAGATAAATTTAAATCAGTTAAAGGAAAATCAATCAATATTTGATTTTTCCGATTGGACCCACTATATCTCTTAATATCAATCACCAATATTGTCGGCAAACTCCAGAAAGTTAGGTTTTTTTGTGCCGCTTCTTTTTTACCAGTTGTTTCGTTCAAAACACTATTATCTCCATCCAAAATTTCGCCTTCCACATATAAATCAAAGCAATCCAACAAGGATGGTGCTTTATTATTTAACGGAATTGGCAAATTTATAATAAAAAACGGTTCCGGTGTCATACTCATGAGCTCACTGGTTTCAACCGATACAAGCTGAGACACATGGATGCCGTAAAATATATTCCATATTTCTGAATAATCCTTAGAATACATTTGCTTTATTTTCTCAAAGCATAATAGTGCGATTTTATCTCGGTCGTTTTCCGGCGTGCCTTGAATATTCATATTCACTTCTCTCGATAGCGCATTGTGAAAACAATCTATGACAAATATTAGAAATTCCGGCAAATCATTCTGCTCATAACCAGTAAATAAATCTTTATCCTTTATTTTAGCTAGCTTCTGGACAGTTTTGACAAATTTAACGGGGGATACGACACAATTCTCTTGCCACAACACTTTTCGCAATTCATCCCACTCTATAAGGAGAACCGAATCATATTGATTCTTTAATCGCCTTTTATATGTTTCTAATTCTAGAAATTGGTTTAATTCATATGTATGCGAAATAACCTGCATACATGAATTTAAAAAACAGGTGTTGCCCAAATTCGCCAATCCTGATAATCCTTTATTATTATATTTATCGAAATTTAAATATGACATTGTTATAATTAATATAAAATAATATATTTAAACACATTTATTATAATATATTTATAACAATGTCAGATATGTCGTTACAAGAACGACAGAGGCTCATCGCCATGTATACAGCCCAATATAATCAAACTAACACGCATATTACAAGACTATTTAACACACTGGATGATATTAGAAATAATATAAATACTTTAGTAGGTAATTCAAATACTAATTCAAATACTAATATGAATAATATGTATACTAATTCAAATATGTATACCAATCGCTCCGATACACAACCCGCTCCCAGAAGACATGTTTATTACGATTACTCGAATCCAATCGAGCGTTCTACCTACATGTCTGATTTTATGGGCGACAATAATAATAATAATAATAATAATAATAATAATACTTCTACCGATTTTCTGACTACCTTTTTGAGCACCTTTGTTCCTGTTAGACCAACTCAAGAGCAAATCGATACCGCGTCTAGGCTTATTCGGTTCGAGGATATTCAAACCCCAAATAGCACAATATGCGCCATTTCTTTAGAACCATTTACACCATCTGATACGGTTAGACAACTGAATCATTGTGCTCACATATTTTTCCCTGACCAATTTAATCAATGGTTTCAAAATAATGTGAAGTGTCCGGTTTGTAGACACGATATTCGTTCATCCGCCGTCAATGATATTCCTGCCGCTTCTTTAGCAAACGAGCCTCCTACAACCGATGCGGTATCGAATAACGAAAATAGATTCTTGACAAGTTTGTTGACCGGGTTATTTAATCCTACTTATACTTCTAATTCTACTTCTAATTCTACTTCCAGACCTTTGGAAAGTCAGATACTTTATGACACCATAATACAGGCTATTAATAATCAAACTTAAAAATAATATTATATTTAAAACAATATAGAGATATTTCAATATACTATACTATAATATAATCATGACTACTACCGAAGAAAAGAATAATATTGACATCAATGCGTGGCGCAATGGTTATAAATGGACTATTAATGAATGTTTGCGATTAGAAAGAGAACATGACTTGCTTAAATTGTCTGTTCCTGAAATGGCGATTTTACACAAAAGAACTATAAATGCGATTATGTGTAAGCTACAGGATGAGGGGTATGATACATTTAATAATTTATACATTAAGACCTTCGGACAAGAAGGAGGACAAGAAGGAACTATCTTCGGACAAGAAGGGACTTCCTTCGGACAAGAAGGAACTCAACAAGAAGGAACTCAACAAGAGACCCTAGAAGACCACCTCGATGAACTTGTTAATAAATTAAATAATTTGTCTTGTTCGGTTGAATCCGAAGATGAAGAAGATGAAGAAGACGATGATGACGAAGATTATGAAGATGAATCAGAAGATGATGATGATGACGATGAATCAGAAGAAGATGATGAAGAAGGGGAATATAAAGTTGCGCATAATATCGCATACGACGATGGTTCAAACAAAGCATATATTTTCGACCAAGTCAAGCAAATTCATAAACATATTACCAACCTTTTGGGATATTTTACAAAGACAACTTCTAGCAAGGAAATGTTATCTAAATAAAAATAATTTTGTAATTCTGTATATATTTATACAATTATACAATTATACAATTATTGTTAATATACTATTAATTAACAATAAATTTCTTTCTTTCCTTTTCCTTTTTATTTTTCCATTATTTTTCTACTTTTTTTGAAAGAATTTAGTTACGCTCTGATTCCCTTCTTTCACATTGTTCGTTTCTCTCAAATACTTATCAAATATCAGCGTCTTCACCTCTTTATCTTTCATCTTTGTCAACTTGTCTTCAAACTTTTTATTATCATCTTGTTCCAATCTCAGAACCGCTATCTCTCGTCTAAACTTCGATATCTTGGTGCTTTTATTTTGCATGCGCCAAATATCTTCCAATACCAGACCAAACAACTGAAGTAAGGGTTTCATGATTTGATTCGAAATATAAAAGGAATAATCGAGTTGTAGCCCTCTTTCTTTTATATAACTCGGCGTCTCTATTTTCTCACCCTGCAGCGCCTTCTTGTTGGGTTGAACGATATAAGCAAATGGTATGCGGTCCCCCGAGGTCGGTTTATTTCCCGGCTCTCTCGCCGCGATTCTGTCTGCTAACACCTTGTGAGCAATTTGCTGCGGATTTTTGTAGAATGAACGCAAAGACTTTGTGATGATTAATTTATCCATTGCGACTTGTCCGTCCACCATTTCTTGTAAACAGCGATTCACATATTCAATTGCTTTTTGGACATTACACTCTTTCATCAAAATGTCAATAACGCCGCCGTAAACATCCTTTACAATTGGCGCATTATCTCGCCGCTTTAGAACAATTCCCATTTCATTTCGTTTTCCTTTGTTCGGGTCTGTTTCATATTTTATGCCGACATATCGCTTCTTTGATAATAAGCAAAAGGGCATAAATGTCTTCTCGTATTCGAAATCATGCGGTTGCTTCAGAAATTTCGAGACGGTATGGCATGCGGATTGCGCAATTTCGATGGACAACTCGAGCGCTTTAGGCCCCAAAATTGGCTCGCCTGTTTCTTTATTTAAGAGATTGAACTTGAAGAATACCGAGTCCGTGTCGCCGTACACATACTCTGCTTTCGTATTTACCAGACCATATTTGGTGTCCAAATTCACATCTTCATAACATTCTTCGACAACGCGTTTCGCATAGGTTAGCAACAGGCGCCCAGTAGCCGTCGTAGATGCCGCGATATCCGGCTCATAAAAGGTGCTAGTTTTCGCACCAAGCTGACCATAGAGTGAGTTTGCGGTGACTTTGTAAGCGAGCTGTCGTTTATCTAGCACATTTTTCATGAAATCGTCCTGACAAAGAGGGATTTGTTTTCTAGTGTCTTTTCTGGCCTTTAACAGTTCTTGTAAAATAGAAGGCATAATTGCTTTTTCTTCTACCTCATTTGTTTTAAATGGTTGCGCAAATCGACACACTTTGTAGCCGGACTTTATCTTTTCTGCTTTTGCTTTTGGGCTCTTTCTGACATATCGATAAGTGTCAAAGGTGATGTCCACATATTCGTATCCGGGCAAGTTATCGTAAACAAACTTTTGGTCAGGCTCTGCCTTTTGGTCAGACTCCGCCTTTTGGTCTGACTGCGTCTTGGTTCCCGTTTCCGCAATCAAATTGTTTGCTAAATCATATATTTTCGTCCACACTTTGCTGCTAGGGCACAAATTCTCCGACAACATGGAAGACGGATATAGAGACGCAAAATCGCCAACTGGAACCGGGCTATCCAGATAAAGACCGCATTTGGGCTCCAAAACAATCGCGCCTTCGTAGCCATCGTCTAATGCTCCTTTGTCGATTACCGGCATTAAAACCCCTTTCTCCTTACATTTTTTAGCCACATAGCTGGTCAGTTTAATGCCCTGACCTCTGTAAATCAGGAAACTCATCGGAACGCTGCATAACTTGGCCATTTCTACTAGATCCGTTATGACATCCACTTTAGCAAATAAGTGCTGAACCAGGTTACAATCCTGTATACAATATTTCGCGATAACAGCGCGAGCGGTAGGTCCTTCATTAGTCATTCTGAAAATATCTTTAGGTGTTACATCGTCTTTTGCTAGACCCCACTTCACCGATTTAGCTTCCGGACGCTCATGTCCCTCGATTTCAAACCACTTTTCCTCTTTATTTATTTTGGTGACGCAAAATTTGTCGCCGCCTTTGTAATAATCGCTTGAATGATTGATTTCTTCGAAATGAATAAAGCTACCAACTTGTAAGCCAGTCATATTATTTGTTTTGAATCGAGTGGTAAGTTTTAGACTTGAATCATCTGCTAAATGCTCTGTCCCTTTGACATAATCCCCGATAAAATGGCCGCCGACATAGTCCAGCTTATAGGATGTCAGATTTTCCGTGCGTCGGAACCAATTGAGCATGTCCACTTGTAATCGCCCATTCATTTTAATAATAGATAATTCGTATGTCCCTGATGCGAATGTAGTGCTACTTCTATCTATATCCGTTTTCCCTGTCTTGTAATCAACTGCTGCGCATAATTCGCCGTTGTTTCTGGAAAGCCTCAGAAATTCGTCTACGCAATTCAGCTCCTGTGCTCTTCTAAACATGAATTCATAATCAAAGCTAAATATGTTGTAGCCAATGACAATATCCGGATTTTCTCTTTGAACTAATTCAGTCCACGCGCAAAGAACCTCTTCTTCAGAAGCATAGGTTTCAATCGCCGAATTAGGAACAACGCTTTCTAAAGAATCGCATGTATTGAGCACGACGCAGTGATTCAAATAGGGTTCTTTTTCCCCATATCTTGAAAAGGTGGAACCGATAAAGGTCACCTTGTCGCCTTCTAGTTGCGGGAAATTATTGCTTAACGACACAATCAGTTCTATAATTTTGCCCTCTCGGTCGAACTTCTTGTCGCACATTATATCCACAATAGTAGATTGCTTATTTTTATATCCCTCTGATTTGAAACCGGACCCGACCTTGAAATAATTCGTAGGCTCTTCTTCAACTGGCTCTGAGTCCGAATCCGAATTAGCTACATCTTCTTCATCTTTTTCATCTTTGGCGACCTGTAGCGCCTTATTCGCGTTTTCAAACATGCTCTCGATTAGATGCTCTTCGCTGATATTTACCTGACGGTCCCTGACCTTCGTTTTCAGCCATGCTTCGGTCCTCACTTCCCTCTCCCCCGCAAGTAGCCCCACTTTCGGATAAACCCGGTCCACATTAGGGACAGTGGTCGTTCCGTCTTGTTCAAACGCCGTCTTGATGATTGCTCTCAGTATATCTTGGCATTTTTCCGGAGTTAAATCGGCGAAAACGGCTTTAGAAAAGATATCCACAATGTTAGTCGCCAACTTCTTATACGATTTGACTGGGACCGGGAAATCGCCGTGACTGCTGCTCGCCTCAATATCAAAACTCATTATCTTATAAGGCACACTTGTCTCCTTATCATTCAATGGAATAACATTCTTGTAATTGATTATGAACTCTTGTTCGCAACTCGTCCTTTTTTCGGCACCTATGATTGTTCTTGTCTTTTTATAAGGCAATGCGATCCAACCCGATGGACTGACCTCACGCAAATGAAAGAACCGCAGCAAAGGTGGGATACTTGCCTCATATAGCTCGATAAAACAGTCTTTGAAGAAATATCCGTTTTTAATTAGGCGTCTCTCTCTTATCATCGTTCCTGTCCCGTCGTTTTCCATGGTATCACGATACCAGAAATTCTTCACCTTATTGTAAGCGGGCACATTGGCGAATTTTATATGGATAAATCGGTGTAATTTGCCGGCATCAAACTCATATAGCTTTTTTCGCTCGATAAGCTTACACTCTGTAATAGATTTTTCATAATATGGCCCGACTTTGGCTCTTAAATGCTCTTGAAATGCGACCTTCATTTTTTGACCCCATGTATTTGGGACTCTGACATAGAAGAAAGGCTGGTATTCTTCTACTATAATGGATGCTTTTTGGCCTTGTTCATTGATGCCGAACATTTGAATCGCAAAGGTGGCTTTGTCTCTGTTAACGCGTTGTCCTGGATTATTGTCATCAGAACCATCCGATGATGGTTCCGTATTTTTATCATTGTAAATATTGAATTCGAATAACTTAAAGGTATGTTCCATTGTTTAAGGATTATTATATTATACTTTATTTAAAAGTATAATATTTAATTCAATTTTATTCTTTATTTATAACGATTGAACTAACAAATATAAGACAAATTATAAGTTTGATTTACACAATAATTATCCGACCATACAATATTACAATATTACAATATACAATGAGCAAATCAAACTTAAAACCTATTACCGCTATCGCCGTTTTCAACGGACCTACTGTTAAAGGCACCGTGAAATTTACTGAAGAACCGGGTTTCAGTCTAGTTCAAATCGAGGTTTATCTGTCCGGGTTAAAGAAGAATTTTAATCACGGGTTCCATGTCCACGAGTCGGGCGACCTGACTGACAAATGCGAAAGTATGTGCGCGCATTTTAACCCACATGGTAAAACCCATGGTTGCCCTGGAAAAAAAGAGCGTCATGTGGGCGATTTAGGTAATCTAAAAACGGATGCTAAAGGATGCGCTCGTTATACTTTTTACGACAATGTTATTCGTTTGCGTGGAACCAAGGCGAACATATTGGGCCGCGGATTAATTATTCATTCGGATCCAGATGATTGCGGCGAAGGCGGGTTCCCAGATAGCCTGACGACCGGTCACGCGGGGAAGCGCATTGCTTGCGCAATAATCGGATATTCTAAAGACAACTTTGTTAGTTAACGCCTAATCTTTTGACTCTTATTTTGTTTTTGTTTGTGTTTCCTATGTTTTTTACTTTTATGAAATGGTCTCGCCTTTTTCTCCTTTTTCTCTTGTTTTCGAGTTAGCCTTTTATACACATGTTCCGGTCCAGATAAAGAAACCAGTTTGCCTTTTAATACCTTTGATTCCACCCAGTTTATAAATGAATCTGATGATCTGTCTTTATTTTTTACCGCACTGTCTTCATAACTCTCCACCGTATGTCCCTGATCGGTTATATATTTCATCGTCGGGAAGCCTTCTACGGACCCAACTCCTTTTACTTGGGACAGCAAATCCTTGTTTAAATCAATAATTGCGATGTCCTTGTTGTTCGAATACTGGCCCTTTAACGCATGTGACATTTTTGCCCATTCCGGTCTTGCCGCATTACAAGGCCCGCACCCCTCCATATAAATCATAATAAACACATGTTTTTTTTGTTTTATCATGTCATCTACCTTTTTGGATTTATGTAAACGCTTCTTGTTAGGTATACTTAATATATACATTTGTATATTAAGTATATAAATAAATCTTTTGACTAACATTTGTCTAACATTTGTCTAACATTTGTCTAACATTTGTACTAACATTTGTACTAACATTTGTCTAACATTTGTCTAACATTTGTACTAACATTTGTACTAACATTTTGACTAACATTTGTACCCTTATGAAATGTAGATTTATTATCCTAATGTAGTATATATGTCGCCAAATTCACTAAAGATTACAATATTTGTTAGTATATTTTTAGCGGGATTATATTTTTATACACAATATTCTCAAACCGATAAATCTTATATGCTTGAAGGACTAACAACCATGGACGGCGAACTCCGCTGCCCAAATGTTCTGATCCAAAAAGGCCCCAAATATTATTTATACAATTCGGAAATAGCGGAAGTCCCAGGAGTCAATCCCATCATGTTTAATAATTTAGAAGAATATACCGAGTTCTTGGAATGGCAGCGCGGAGCAGGCATTCGTTGCCCCGTGCTTTATGTTCAGAATTCTTACGATATTCAGGGTAACCGTGTGCTAAAAGTGCGACCCAGTGTCTCCGAGCTACAGGGCGGCTTGCCGCCGACCACACCGGTTCCCTTGCCCATGAAATTTACTCCCTTGGTAGATGCTGCGCGCAATGATGGTCCATATAATGAAAATGGATATCCGGGTTACGACCAATCGTCCTATTATGTAGGAAGCACAACGCCTTTAGACGCGATTAAAAGTTCGGAAGCGAATATGCTTTATAGTGACAACGCGATGGACCCGAATTGGGGTGGAGCGGACTACACACAGGCTTTAGTCGACACGGGATATTACAAAGACAATGAGGTGGCGATAAAACTTGCTTAGAATATTTAAGTGTTTTAAGTAATTTAAGTAATTTATTATTAAGAATAATATTATAATAAAAATAATAGGTTATTATAATATATTATAGATTAATGGAGTCAGAAGACGAGGTTCAAAAAAATGAACGATTGACTAGAGAATATTTGGATTATATTATTCTTATTAATAGAGATGAATATGTTAAGTCACTCGAGTTAAACAATTTTATTTCACAAATAAAAAAAGGTGAAAAAAAGCTCAATGATGACACCGTATTTACATTTATCAACAGTCATCCTGATGACATAAATTTTTTAACAAGATGTAGTGTTAAAGGGAACCCTTTATTCCAGTGCGACGATTCTTATGGAACGATTAGCACAGCGTTAGGTGAATTTGAACAACGGCAAAAATCAAAAGCTTCAGTAAAAACTTTATTTGAAGATAGACAAAGGGATGAAACCCAAAAAAATGAAAAAGAACTTATTGCTCTTACAAATGAATATTTAAATTATATTATTGAACAAGAGTTTCCGCCCGATAATCTTACAGTTCAAATGAATAAACCTTTGTATTCGTTTATTGAACAAATAAAGATTCCTCCGGCTGAAGGTGGATTACAACTTCACTATGAGACAGTAGAAGATTTTATAAAATCAATTCAGCTATCAGAAAACGAAAACGAAATGAGAGATAAACTCGTTTTTTTAATAAATTGTATCACATCATTGGGTTTAGCACCCAGTTGCGACGATTATGTTGGAACTATTCGCGCAGTGTTGTCAAAGTTACATCTAATACCGGCTGAACACGAAAAGGCTATGCCGTCAGATAAAGCTTTTGAATCTGAAGAAGAATTATCTTTTAACTTAGAACTAGATTCTATAATATTTGACGAAGCCCCTTTAAAATTGGATGAAAATGAATCATCTGAAAATGATTTCAAACACATTTTATTAATCCTACAATTAATGATTTTTTCAGCACATGTTAAGGGTGAAAATAAATATGACACATATAGGAGTATGATTAAAGTGCCACCTGATGCTAATATTTATGATTTTGAAGTAAATTTTTTAAATAGAATTTTAGAGTATCGCATATATGATGAAAACGAATTGTATTTTATTTTAAAGCACTATCTACCATCAGACAGCCCTTTCGATTTAATGTATAACGGTTTTATGTATCATTTATTGGCATATTTCAATATATTAAATATTATGGCATCATTTGACCCGCCACCTTTATTAGAAGGACCTTTAAAACTAAATTTAATTAAACAGCCACTATCATTTCTTCAATCAGATTCTCAAGACGAAGCACCACAACCACAACCACAACTACAACTACAAAAAGCAGCGAAATCACTAGAAGATACATATCGTCTCGATCTCCACTATCAAACACAACATTATTGGGTTTTTGTAAATGATCTTATTATAAATAAATTATATTCTTATTGTATTAAATTTAGAGAAGATTCTGACCCTATTGGTCCTATTGATTCTGGTCCTATTGATTCTGGTCCTATTGATTCTGACCCTACTGGTCCTATTAATCCAGAGGATGAAAATGAAAAATATTCACGAGCTAAAGGACCACCTGATGACGAAATGGCTATTAAAAAGGTAGCGAAAGAATTCATTAAAAAGGCAACTCGAGAACAAAAATATCAATTTTTATATCATTTACTTTCAATATATATCAACACATATGGTTTACAAAAAATTGATCCAAAAGATATATTAAATGAAATTGATATTGAATCTGAAAATGGTGTACCAGTAAATTATAAACTATTTTATGAAACATATACCATTTTTTCAATGAGTATGCCTGAAATTACTGATAATTTACAAAACTATATGCGTGTTTTTGCTATTGGGGATTATTATTTTTTACAGCCCAAATTAGAAAAATATAAACAAAAATCAGGTGAGCAATTAAAAGTGGCAATAGAACAAGTTGAAGAACAAGTTCCTCGTCTCGAAATACAACAAGTAATTGATGTATTAACTCAAATTTGCCGAAATACTAATGATATAAATGTAAATATAATTTCGTTGTTGGAAAATGTAAAAGGCTTGAATGCGAAAGAGAACGCAATAGTTGATAAAAAAATAAATGATATAAATAGTGAAATCTTAGCAAGTAAGCCGTTAGTACCTATACAAGGAATATTGGTTGTTCCAAAATCAGGTGAAGGAAACCCTTTAGATGAATCTTTTGGGACTTCGAGGACTTCGGAGGAGAGATTTACTGAATCTGACATGTCGGATACACGTAAATCGCAAAAGAAACCCAATAAGCCAAAGAGACATTTGCGAAATATTCACCTTAATTCTGCAAATTTGGCGAATTTGGTGGCGCCAACAGTTTTGGGCAAAAAAAAAACTGGAACTGAACCTGGAACTGGAACTGGAACTGGAACTGGAACTGGAACTGGAACTGGAACTCAAGAAAAAAAAACAAAAACAACAGAAGAAGCAGTTGTACAAGCAGCACCACCACCTGTACAAGCAGCAGAAGCAGCAGCAGTTGTAGAAGGAGAAGCAGCTGTACAAGGAGAACGCGAAAAAAGAAAAGGAGAAGAAAACAAAGGAGCCTCAAAAGAAAAAAAAGGAAAAAAAGGAAAAAAAGGAAACCAAGGAAACCAAGGAAAAAATGGCGGTCAGGTCGGTGGAAACTGCGAGTTTAATAAACTTAAACGCCTAATTGCTCATAAGTGTAAATATTTGTTAGAAGCAAAGCATGATTTAGACAGTCCAAGAGGCAGAAAAGCAATATTTGACGGACAAACTATATTTGCTGCCAAAAGGCCACCAGATGGATCCACAGAAAACATATATTTATTAGCATTTGATATTTTGTCGAAAATTGTAAGAGATATATCAGATGACGACTTAAATGGTGGTAATTATGAAGATGTTTTTTTGTTACAATTAAAAGCCGAACTACCAAATGTAGATGAAGACAAATATTTAAATATGATGTCAGATAATATAACAAAACATTGCCCGGAATTTGTAGATGATTTTTTTTACTATCCAACAATTGATTTTATTTTGAGAGATCTTAAAAACAATCAAGAAATGTATGAAATGTTAAGAGACAAAATTATAAAGGAATATCCTTATGGTGCCTGGTGGATAGTAGCAGAAATTAATGTAAAAGCTATTAAAGACAGTCCACCATCGCACGATTTATATTTACATATTATTAAAATCGAAGATAAAGAAACAAATGAAACAACTTTAAAACTTTATGAACAAGATATGGGGATGGGGGAAGTAATGAATATCGCTCTTCAGGAAAAGAAATATTTTGCGGCATATGAAAATATGTTTAAAGGAGAAAACGATATCGATGAATTATTTGAAACAAATGGTCCTGCGGAATTTACTTTATCACCAACTTATGTAACTGATATATTGGCGGCAAGGAACGAAAATGAAACTGGTAAAATTAGTTTATCACCCTCGGGTAAAATAGTAATTGATGGTGCTATTTGGATTAAAGATCCGGCCAAATCAATAGATCCTTTATCGGTTGAAAAAACAGTTTATGGAACTATTTTTTTACCTAAACCAAAGGAGTCAGGACATCCTAATATTATTGAGGGATTCAGTAATTTATACATTGGATATCCTAATAGTAATCCAATAATTATTCCAGTTATTCCAGTTATTCCAGTTATTCCGGATTTAAGCAAGATGTCTATTAATGTATTTGACGAAGCAGTAGATGCTCTCAAAGTTACTCTTCCTGGTGGAGGTTCTACTACATACGACCCGACGATTTGCAATTTTTTAAAAAAGTTAAATATGGCGTCTGTCGAGACAACAATTAGTGTTATGAATGAACTATTGTCATTTTGGATTATTAATCCTGGTATTGATAATTATCATTTAATTTTAGGAGCTCATCCTAAAACAGATGAACCAGCGATCATAGGTTATAAATTTACATCAACTACAAATCCAGCTTTTTCATTCGAAGCTCGTATTGGTGATTTTACAGTTTCAAATATATGCCATACTATGATAATGTGTGCTAACGGAATTGTAGGTTCAGACGCAGGGACATCTCAACAACGAATTATTAAACAAATGGAAAATATAAGAGCCCATCCAAATTATCGATATAAAAATGAAGATACAGCAAGAAGTATCGACTACGCTCTAGCAATAATTGCGACAATTAAATCATTTGGAGACGAAGGTCAAGTATTATCTAATGAAGAAATGAAAAAACGGTTAGAAGAAACCCTTATTTTAGATGCAAAAAGTAAAAATATATTTTTTTTAACTTCTGATCGTCCAGCAGCAACACAGTCAGCATTTTATGATATATCGCTAATGAGTGAATTGCTGATACCTCATCCTTCATTTGGAAATCAACCTGATATTACAAATAAAATAGAAAGTAAATTTAATGCTATTACAAATACAGATGCTAATGTTCATAATGTAAATGGAGGATTATTATCTAATAGAAAACATTTATTAAGTGTAATAAAAACTATATTAGAACTGTTACATGAAACTGTGGGAGAATATTTTGCCGCATATAAGTTGCTTAAGAAGAAAACTCGCATATTAGATGAGGCTTTTGAAGAGATATATCTAATGACTAATACTAGCATTATTAATCTAGCAGCAGTAAATACTGCTTTGCCTGACGATGATGTCGATTTAAGTTCACCTAGCGCTGCTGTTGCTCCTCTTGATAATCCTATTTTGACATATTTTCAAAATTTATCACAATTTGTGCTTAAGTTGAAAGAAATATATCCAACTAATGATGATTATGACGAAAAGGCTCCTCTACAAGACAAATTGAATCACAAAGCCGAATTAAAAAAATATAGAGAGAAAATAGGCGAAATAAAACAGTTATTAGATAGTTTAGAATATTTTGATGAAAATTTTGATGATTTAACACCAAAACAGCAGACAGAACAATATATAAAATATATTGATAAACAAATAAAACGAGCAATATCAGTATCTATACCAAAACCCTTGTTTATTCAAATAAAAGCATTCAATGGCACAATCAAAGAAGGTAAAATCACGGGTGGAGGAATTAATAATGTTAAAGATATAACTAAAGCATTATTTAATATGTATGATAATTATGATTTTTATTCGAGAGTTTTTGATCTTCATGATATTGCGTGCGATGCGTTTAAGGAAAAGCTACAAATGTATATTGCAATAATTGATGGTTCAAGCTTACCCGATGAAATCAAAAGAATTATTATAGATCATTATGAAACATTACAAGAGGGTATTACCGCAATAAATGATGGTTTTACTCTAGAAGCTAAAACAAAACTAACAAATATAATGTCAAATAGAGAAAACCAATCATCCCGTACCAAAAAATCAGTTCTTCAAGTCGTAAGCCTTTCAGACACTGTGAAAAATGATCTAACTACAGAACAATCATTATTGACCAAAAAGAAGAAGGAATGTGACGAAGTAACCGCAGAAATAACCAAATTACAAGCTGATTTGATTGCGGCTAATGTCAGTGTAACGAGTTTAACAAACGAATTAATAGCTATAAATTTAAAAATAGATGCCGCAGCTACAGCTAGAAAGGCTGCTAAAGGAGAGGCTAAGGTTGCTGCCAAATCCAAAGAAGATGATTTAATACAAACAAAATTGGAAAAAAAAGCAGCGTTAGCGACTGTCAGAGCAAAAATAAAACAAATAGCTGTTGACCAAAACACAATAGCTAAAGAAAAGGACAAAAAAAATACATTTATAGCAGGACTTCTATCAAAAATAACAATTTTAGAGAATAAATTAACTCTAGCTGTTCAGAATGAATTAGCTAAGGTTCATACAAAAAGCACAACTGTTTTAGATAATCTAAAAAATTGGTTTTCAAATACTTTTGATGCCGACGGTAAGCGGATGGTCAAAGGTGGGCAAAAATCTAGGCAAAACAAGCAGCAACATCAGAAAAAATACACAAAGCGATACAAGAAGAAAATATACAGAAAAAGAAGCCAAAAGCATTTGAAAATTAAAAGGCGCAGACATACAAAAAGGCGCAAATAAATGGTCAAATAAATGGTCAAATAAATGGTCAATTGATTATAATTTGTATAATTTATACTATTTTGTATAAATTATAAAGTCGATTAAAAGACAAAGTCGATTAAAAGACAAAGTCGATTAAAAGACAAAGTCGATTAAAAGACAAAGTCGATTAAAAGACAAAGTCGATTAAAAAGTAGTGCTTCCGCCAGCCTTATCCAGTGTCTTCATTACATCATTTAAAGCGTCTCTGCCCGCTTTCATTTGCCCTAATTGTGTTATAATCATTCGAACCGCATCTGGAGATTGTATCTCAGCCGGTTTAATATTTAAAGCTATTTTTAACATTAGTATATCAATTAAATCATCTAAAGCAATGATTTTTTTGATATAATCATCCTTATATTTGTCTACTAACATAGTGTCCTGTATTTGAACAATCGTGGCTTTAATAGCATCAGTGGATGCTGTTGTGTCGCCGGCAACCCCTCCAGCTGGTTTAGCTACATCATCTGGCTTGTTTTCAAGCCCTTCAATTAATGTCGTCTGAAACGACATACACTGGCCAGAATAATATATTAGAGAAAGAGTGGCGACAATACAAAACACAACTAATCCTATATTTTTAAAAAATTCCTCGGCGTTCATTTATATGTATATTATATATATTTTTCAGAAAACCAACTTTTTATTAAAGTGAAGAGACTTAATGGACCTACGCTTTCAAAAATTTGATTATCGTCGCTATCGCGGTTTTGCTGATTTTCCTAGACTTTCCATTCGCATCCGTTGTAGAAATACTATTCATACAGGTTTCGTCCGCGTCGATTGCTTTTATTAGGGCCGGTAGTGTCTTAAATTTAAATAAAATGGCTAAAGCGGAAGCAGAACTGATGCCGGGTATTTGACACAGCATGATTTCTCCAATATTTTCACCAGTAATATTGTCCTTCTTTACCTTTTTGACTACCGCGCAGTAATCTTTATCTGTTGCTACAGATGTTACTAAGGTTGTATCTGTTGCTACAGATGTTGGTACAGATGTTAAAAGATTGGAATAAAACGGCAGCTTACCCTTTTCTATCTCCTTATTTATTTTGTAGGCCATGTTACACACCATTAACGCGGTTTCGTCGATCGACAAGGTTCGCCACACTGAAAATCCCTTAAAATAATTAATAGAGGTTAACGAAGAATATAAGGTTAGCTTATCAATGCGGTCCTTGAAGGAATTGAATTTGTTAAAATCACCCTCGATTAAATAGATGATATTGTGATTGTGATGCGGAAGCCCATTGAGACGATAAGACTGTTCTTCGTAGCGACCGTCTTTAATACTGGCAGCCAAATCGCTGAGAGATTTGCGCTCAATGATGACTAAATCTTTTGAGCCATCGTTAATGATAATGTCGCCTAAAGGTAGCTGTTCTGGAATCAGCTTTAGCTCTTTAAAGTTAGCAATCATTTCAATATTGGTCTGGCATTTTTTCAAAAGTTCGGCTTCCCTGACATCGATCTTTAGGTTCATTCGTTATAATAATTTAATAGCAAATTGTTTTTAAATTATTAATTATATATACTTTTATACTTTTGAGAAAAGTATAGCAAAAATTATAAGAATTGTAAGACTTTTGAGAAAAGTATAGCAAAAATTATAAGAATTGTAAGACTTTTGAGAAAAGTATTAAAATTTATTATTAACTGTGAGCAAGTATTTTTAACCCATGTTACCTCCATGTGTGGCGCGATATCCGTAAGATTGCGTTTGGATTGTTCTATTGGGGATACACATTAAGCCATATTGTGTATTTGTCGCGCCAATCATATTCGGATTGGATGTCATAAACCAACCCACAGATGGTGCGAGACCCGATTTTTTATTTCCCCCGCAAGTCGGTCTGTTTACAATTGATGCGGCATTGCGAGCCATTTTTCCAGCATTCATTAAAGGCATGATATATACTACAAAAGATAATAATTTAAATTAGTCTAAATATTTAAAAATAAATCCACCACCAGTATTTTGTTTTTTATATAAAACAGCCTTAATAGTTTTAATTTTTAATTCTTTTTCAGCCTCGACAATAGATTTAAATTCCTTAATTAAATTATGTTCTAAATCATATTGCCCAATTTTTCTGTTAAAATATTTTATTAATCCAGCTGTATGATTATGTTGATTATTGCCTTTAGTATCAGTCCATTCTAAATTCACAGACGAATTGTTAGTCTTATTCCCATCGATGTGATTAACTACATTATATCCGCCAGGATTTTGATTAACAATAAATGTATAAGCCATGATTCTGTGTAACGCATATTTATCTTTATCTACTCTGACATAAATATACCCACTGTGATGCGGTTTATAATTTTCCATGATAATTCCTTTGTAATTTTTAAATCTGCCTAAATTAGAAACAAAATACTGGGAAAATGTTTGTCCATCTATTACTACATTTTTCCATTCTTCATTTTCTAAAGAGGGTTGCGCATCGTTAATCCATTTAAATCCACAAGATTGATGATAAACTCCTCTAACAGAATTACTAATATTTGTTCTCGCATTATGTATAGAAGCAGAAAAATTATTTTCAAAACACCATGTAGCTGCTAAATAAATAGAATTATAAAATTCCAATTTTTCATCTGTATCTTTATCCACGCGCCAAATTTTAATATTTTGATTTGTTGTTTGAATAACGCCTTTGCTCCTATGTAAATTATTTTCTAAAGCAGTAGACCATTCTAAATTAGAAATATTATTATTAGAACTATTTTTATCTTTATGATTAACTTGGGGTTTATTTTCTGGATTTTCTATAAATGCTAAAGCAACTAATCTATGAACTGAAAAGCTTTTCCCATTGTGATTTTGAGATAATTTTATTTTTAAATATCCCCCGCTTAAAATCAATTTCAACATTCTACCTGTTTCAATATTTTGAACTCTTCCCAAAGAACTAACTTGATAATTATCGAAGTCTTTTATTGTTAACCATTCTTCCATTTCCACCATATATATTACTATGCCGGCATCTCTTTAAGTCTGTTACAGGCAATGAAAATACAATTTAGAAACCACTTAAAGCCATCGAAGCAAACTATATATAAGCAAAGCCAATGTCATCAGAACACTCCGCGAAATCCGACCTTACAAGGTCTTTAGCAAACGACGACGATGTAATTAAGACCGAAGATGGTCTCGTATTTAACCCATTCAATCCCTTAAACACTGAGATTACATTAAATGAAATTCAATGTATTCTCACTAAATATGGTATTCCGCCAAAGATTTTTAATATGGAACTATATCGCAGAGCATTTGTGCACCGGTCTTACACAAAACGGCCGGAATTCGAGAATATCCAACAGAAAATCCGGGTTGTAGCGCGGCCGCCAAATTGCTTACCTCTAAGCACAAAACATAATGAAAGTTTGGAATTTCTGGGAGACGGTGTCCTAGAATTAGTGACCAAATATTACTTGTATCGGCGATTTCCGAAAGAGAATGAGGGATTTATGACGGAAAAGAAGATTGCGATTGTGAAGAATGAAGCAATTGGTAGAATCGCGCTAGAGATGGGGCTACACAGGTGGCTTATCTTATCTAGGAATGCGGAAGATAAGAAAATTAGGACAAACCTGAAGAAGCTAGGTTGCTTATTTGAAGCATTTATTGGCGCATTGTTCTTGGATTTCAATAAAATAGTGGTTACGGATGATGAAGGATGGTTTCAGAGTCTGTTTGCGACTGGACCAGGATTCCAAATGGCTCAGAAATTCATCGAGAATATTTTCGAAAAACACATTGACTGGATTGCGTTGATACAAAATGATGATAATTACAAGAATATTTTACAGGTGATGATTCAGAAGGAATTCAAGGTGACTCCGCATTATGTGGAAATTAGCCATGACCTGGAGGAAGGTTACAGAATGGGTGTCTATTTGTGTCTAGGGCAACAAATATACAATGTTTTAACGAAGGATGCGTTGTCTTTTTCGCAATTTAAATCGTTCAAGGAAGTTCACGAGCATGTTTCAAATCATGATAATAAAATATTTTTGTTTATGGGGGCCGGGCAACATAAAATCAAACGAAAGGCGGAACAGTTGGCTTGTGAAAAGGCGATTAAGTCTTTTTCTGAGTAGATTTTCTGAGATTTATATATATTGGATTTATATAAGTAATGAATACTTTAGCAAATTTAACTCAAAAACTTAAATTAAAGCCGCAAGTTACTAAAGAAGAAGACATAGAAGTTGCTATTATTCCTGAACAATCGCGGCAAGTTTCTAAAAAGGAAGTAAAAGAAGCAAAAGAAGTGGTGCCAACTAAAGTAGTTGTTGAAAAGGATAATGGATCGACCGCTTTAGAACTTCTCAAACGACTTGAAAGACAAAAAATGACAAAAGTAGCGAAAAAAGAACCAGCCGAGGAAGTAGTATCGAAAGCGCCTATTATTGAGGATGAGGCAAAAAAGGTTAGACCTAAAAAACAAAAAATCAAGGCGGTATTAGCAGAAGAAGTTGAAAAAATGGAAGATGTGGTGGAAGGGGGGCCTCAGATGAAAGAGGAAGGAAGGGAAGGAAGGGAAGGAAGGGAAGGAAGGGAAGAAAAGGAAGGAAGGGAAGAGCCAGTCGATTTGATTAATGCTGCGGCAAATCCTAAAAAGCGTTATACTAAAAAGGTACAAACAAATGTCATTAATTTAGGTCCCGCATCTCAGATTCAAATTGGCGATACCATAATTAACCGCCGCATACCTCTGCCCCCTGTTTTCGACATCAAAGCGTCGAGCTATTACATGAATAATCGTGAAATATTTGTGAATTTTATTAATAAATTATTTGAACCTTACAGGGACGATTTAATGGATGAAAGCAAAAACATTTCCTGCGATGAAATCGGCAAAGACACCGGAAATATTGGATTACTTACGCATCAAAAAATCGTCAGAGATTATATTAATTTGTATACGCCTTATAGAGGTCTTTTATTGTTTCATGGCCTGGGTTCTGGTAAAACATGTAGTTCTATTGCTATCGCCGAAGGTTTAAAAAGTTATAGGCAAATCATTGTGATGACACCTGCCTCTTTGAGGCGCAATTATATGGAAGAAATCAAAAAATGCGGCGACCTTCTTTTTAGAAAAAATCAATTCTGGGAATGGATTTCCGTCGAAAGCAGGCAAGAGTTAATAGAACCGCTCGCAGAAGTATTAGGCAATATTAAAATAAATTATGATAACGAAACGCATAGTAATTGGGTCAATTATATTAAAAGACACCGGGGAGTGTGGTTAGTTAATGTGACAAAGCCGACCAACTATGAAGAATTATCTACACCGGATAAGAAAAGCTTGAATGACCAGTTAGATGAAATGATACAACTTAAATATAGATTTATAAATTACAACGGATTAAGGAGGAGTAAATTCAAAGAAATGACACTAGATTTCACTCGAAATATTTTCGATAATTCTGTGGTTATCATTGATGAAGCTCATAATTTCATTAGTCGCATCGTAAATAAAATCACAAGGTTTCATAAATTTTCAGAGAGAAAACGGGGTCCTGGCGAGGTTTTACCAACCCCCTTGGCTTTACAATTATATGAATTTTTATTACAAGCAGAAAATTGCCGAGTTGTCATGTTGACAGGGACCCCTGTTATTAATTATCCAAATGAAATTGCGGTGCTTTATAATATTTTAAGAGGATATATAAAAACATGGAATTTCACTCTGAATATAGATAAAATAAAAGGGACAAAATTAAATATAGCAACCATACGAGAGGCATTTGCTTCAGAAAAAATATTGGATTATATTGATTTTCGCAGTTCGACAGAACTGTCTGTAACTCGCAATCCATTTGGATTCGAAAATAAGATAAAGGATGACGAGGGATACAAGGGTGTTTATAATCGCAACGAGAGCGTAGACAGAGATGGTAGAATAATTTTAGATGAAAGAGGCGTTATGAGCGACGAGGATTTTATAGCCCGGGTTATTAAAATATTAAGGAAAAAACTGGATATAGAGGTCGACCCCAGAAATATACATTTCACTGTTAATACCGCATTACCGGATACATTGGAAACATTTGTTAACACTTTTATTGATAGAGATAGTGGGAAATTAATCAATGAGGTCAAATTTAAACGAAGAATAATAGGACTAACATCTTATTTTAAAAGCGCACAGGAAGAATTATTGCCGGTATATAATAGGGATATTAATAGACATATTGTTCGTATACCCATGAGCGACTATCAATTCCAAATTTATGAAATGGCGCGACACGAAGAGCGCGAGATTGAGGGTAAAGGTAAATCCGGCACTGCGAAAATTGATATGGATGGGTTGTTTGAGAAACCGAAGGCAACCTACAAAATCTTTTCGCGCTTATTTTGTAATTTTGCTATGCCAAATCCTCCTGGAAGACCTACGCCTGGTTCTCTTAGAGCGGAAAAAAACATTATGCAGGGTGAGAATCTTTTAAAAGAAAGACAAGAAGAAAGAGAAAATGCGGTTAAGGAAAATATAGAAAAATATAAACAATCTTTGCCGGCCGACTTTAACGATAATCCAGAAAATGTGGAACTATTGAAAACACAAATAGCAAAATATAATAAACAATTTTTAGTGGATAAACTTGATGTGGTTGATTTTAAAACATTTCTTTCGAAAAAGTTTCAAGATATGATATTGGAAGAAAATAGAAGAGCGGAAGAAAGAAGGATAGAGCAACTTAATCCTCTTACTAAGGAAGAAAAAAAGGCGAGAGAAAAGGCGGTGAGAGAACAGATAAAAGCGGATAATGCGGAAGCAAAAGCGGCAACAGAAGCGGAAGCAAAGGCGGATAAAGCGGCAGAAAAAGCAGCAAAAGAATTAGAAAAGGAAGCGGAAAAGGCGGCGAAGGCGGATAAAGCGGAAGCAAAAGCAGCAGAAAAAGCCGCGAAAGAATTAGAAAAGGAAGCAGACAAGGTGGCAAAAGCGGAAGCAAAGGCGGAAGCAAAGGCGGCAGCTAAAACGGATAAGAAATTAGCAAAGGGTTTAAGTTCAGACGGAGATACAAGTTCAGACGGGGATACAAGTTCAGACGGAGATACCAGTTCTGACGGAGATACAAGTTCTGACGAAGATACAAGTTCTGACGAAGATACAAGTGATGGACCTCCATCTTATTTACAAGGTGGAGTTGGGTCAGCCGATAAGGCGAAGCCGGACAAGGGTAAGGCGAAGCCGGACAAGGGTAAGGCGAAGCCGGACAAGGGTAAGGCGAAGCCGGACAAGGGTAATGCGAAAGCTGAAGACAAGGGTAATGCGAAAGCTGAAGACAAGGGTAATGCGAAAGCTGAAGACAAGGGTAATGCGAAAGCTGAAGACAAGGGTAAGCCAAAAAAGGTATTAAAGGATTTTATTATTGCCACTGCTAAGGACGATGCCGCCGCGGCGAAAGCATTGAGCGCGTTAGACCAATTTTACGAAAGTGAGAATGAAGATGAAGATAATGAAAGAAAACCATCGGCTCAAATCGAAGGCTACAAGGACGAGGATGCGAATGATAGGCTGGTCGATGAATTGGAAGGAGACGAGGTTCTAGAACGATTATCAAAAGATGCGGGTTATAAAAGGTCAATCGCGGAGGCGCTTGATTTTTTAAAAAGATACAAACAAAAGTATTTAAGCCTAGAGGCTTTAAGAAAATATAGCCCTAAATTTTTAACCATGATTGAAAATATAGAAGACCCCGACCATCCTGGCCTACATTTAGTATACAGTCAGTTTCGTTCGATGGAAGGAATCGGCATTTTTGCGCTAGCTCTTGAAGCAAATGGATACGCACAATTTAAAATTGTAAGAAATAGCGTGGGTTGGGATTTAGTGACTAGCGACGAAGACATGGGGAAACCGCATTATGCGCTTTATACTGGGACAGAAGATTCAGAAGAGCGAGAAATAATTCGTAATATTTTTAATGGTGACTGGAAATACATTCCTAACAATATCGCAGCCAAACTTCGAACAATTAGCAATAATAATAACATGGGTGAGATTGTCAAGGTTCTTATGATTACTTCTGCTGGGTCGGAGGGTATCAATTTAAGAAATACGCGATATGTTCATATTACGGAACCATATTGGCATCCAGTGCGTCTAGAGCAGGTTATTGGTCGAGCGCGTCGCATTTGTTCGCATCAGGGATTGCCGCCTGAACTAAGAACCGTGGAGGTATTTATATATTTGATGACTTTGACACAGTCGCAAATAGATGGCGAATTTGGCGTGGAACTCAAGTTAAAAGACCGGAGTAATATCGCACCATTTTTGTGTCAAACATCGGATGAAAAATTATTTGAAATTTCTACTATTAAAGAGAATTTGACGGACCAGATATTAAAGGCGATAAAATCTAGTTCAATTGATTGTATCACGCATACTAAATCGAATATGAAGGAGGGGATTGTGTGCCTTTCATTTGGAAATCGCGAGAAAAAACACAAATTCTCGTATAATCCGAACTTGGAGCAAGACCAGAATGACACGATTGCGGATATAAACTTGGAACTAAATGATTGGGATGTAAAGGAAATTTTTATCGAGAGCACTGGTAAGAAATATATGTTGCGCCTAGATAATAATGAATTATATGATTATGACAGTGTTATTCAAGCAAAACAAATTCCTGGATTGATTCCGATTTTGCTGGGTAAATTAATTAAAAATGAAGCTGGCCAATATGAAATCGTGAAACGGAAAATATAAATATATAATTATAAAGGATTTGTTAGTTGCTTGTCTGCTTGTCTGCTAACAGTTTTGTTAGTAAATCTATTATTATATCTGCTTTGTCTGTTAAAATATCTATCTTATCCTTTTTCACGGAATATGGGAATTCTTCTATTAATAATGAAATATTATTAGTTCCGTTTGGTAGTTGGTCGGTCCAGGTAACATTTTTTTTATTTGGGCTTGTGCTTATAACCATGTTTTGTTCAGGTTGTCTTAATTTTAATTTACGATAAATACTTAAATCGGTATTTGTATTTGTATTTGTATTTGTATTTGTATTTGTAATGGTGATTTGCGGCTGTCGTTCAGTATCTTCTGAAACCACTGTGCGTTGAATTTGTTCTATGTCGAATTTACGACGCGCTATTGTTTCGGCGATTAATGTGTCCATTTCTGTGATTTTATCATCATCAAACTTATCGGTAAAATCTAGTTCTTTGGGTTTATTTAAATTAATGGAATTTTCGAAATCTGCTCGTTTTACATTTACTTGTTTTTCAAAATCAGTTTGTCTTGTTTCTCGTATATCTTCTATTTTATATGGTTCTGATAACTGTGTTTCTTCGGAGCTGATTTGGATTCGTTTAAAATCCTGCTCTTGTTTTAAATTGGGAAATAATCGATTCACCGCGATTACAACTTGGGATAAAAATTGTTTATTCAAGAATACTAATTGTGCGTTTTGATTTGTATTTTTAGTAAAGGGATTAATATTGCTTTCAAAAACGGTTCTGATATTTGTTAGTAATTGCTTATTTTGGACATCAATATGAAGCTCATCTAACAAAACTTCCCACAATAAATTCAAATTCGTTTTGACTAAAAACCTTGATGAGTTATTAGAATTACCGGTAAGATGAACTATAGGTTTCATTGATAATTATAATAAATACAAATATTTTTAAATGCTTTTTGTTACTTGTATTTAGATTTTTTACAAAATATATATTATAACAATTTAAATACAAGTTACAATATATATATATACAAACAACTACTTAAAATGGAGTCAACATATTACGGTTTAAATACACCCCATTTATTTTCATTTGTCACAGATCATCAAACATATGAGTTTTTAACGAGTGCTCACAAATCGATCTCTGTATGCGAATTGTGGGATTGGTTAAGGACATATCAGCCTTCTAGAGGCTTTATGTTTGACGATTCGCTTGAAGGGGAACTTATTCGCGAAGAAATGAAAAATTATCCTGTAAACAACAATCATTCGGGCTCGTCTTATGCTTATATTTTGCGAGAAATGGAATATATCGCCAAAAACGGATATCGGCAATATGCGCGTGAATATGTAAAGGTTGTTAAAAACTAAGGCTATAAATCGAGATTATAAATCAGAATTAAAATATACTTTTCGGAAATTTTCCATATATTTGTCTTTTAAAATATGATGTTTTAAGTAATCCGCGGTTATTTTATCTTCCAACATGTGAACTATAAAGAATAAACTATAAATGCCACACTCGGTATTACCATATTGATGCTCTACTGGATAATTTTGGTCAAATTTAAAATCAATGCGGTTGCTTAGTGAGTGACCCTGTTCGATCAGATTATTTACGAATTTCATTATTTGGTTAGGAATTTTATCCCCCGCGCTGTCAAAAAAGAAAATACTGCTCTTTTTTATATTAATAAAAAGAGAAATCCAATGACTACCGCCTTTATAATGCGGGTCTGTATTGAAAATAATGCCTATTTTGGTTTTTCCATTTTTAATTTGACTTGCTAAATTAAAATGACATAATTCTTCCCAAACGCACTCGCCGTGTAGCTTATGTGTGTCGTAGTCGATCGGAGATGGTCCCATAAAATCAAAACATTTATATTTATTCTCATATTGCCGCATTACTTGCATAATATCGACACTTGAAAGCCACTCGTTGGGATTTTTCTTCCAATCATCTGGTGATTCTGGTGCGAATGAATCCATTAATTCCTTTTCTAATTTGGAATTTTTAACCATCTGTTTAATCCAACACGACTCTTTATTACAGGTGGTTTGATAATACGATTTAATGGTTTCCCAAATTTCTTTGGAATCGTTTGTTTGTATGGGCTTGTCTGGATGCCTGGCATTCCATAGATCGCGCAATTTATGTAAATCTTCGTCGGAATAACAGGTGAATGAATTTAACGCTTTGTTGTGATTTTCTGGGCTACAGTTTAATTTAACAAAGGATGGGGATTTATTATGAGTCTTTTTATTATGGGTTTTATTATGGTGTTTCTTTTTATTATGTTTTTTTCTACTACCGCCCTTTTTATTATGAGCCTTTTTATTATGAGCCTTTTTCCTATTCTTTAATGTTCTCTTTCTCATATATTTTGATTATATTTTCTTTTTTGAAAAATTTTATAGTTAGGTGGAGTTAACGACTATTTGATGATGGATTGTCAACTATAATTTCTCTTTTTCTAGAAATTATTTGATTCATTTTGTAAGTTTGTCTTGTTTTATTAAACCAATCCAGTGGTAACTTTTGAATATCGTCGACACCATTTGATGCTTTATTTTGTTTAGCATATTTTGATTTCTGAGTAATATGTGGTCTATATTCTTCGACAAGTTCATTAAGGTCGTCATTAAGTTCATCGTCGTCATTGATATCGTCATTAAGTTCATCGTCGTCATTGATAAGGTCGTCATTAAGTTCATCGTCGTCATTGATATCGTCATTAAGTTCATCATTTCTTTCATTTTGAAAAATTTCATTTTTATCATGTATTTCCAAATAATAAATACTTTTTTCGACAAATGCGTCAAAACAAACCTTTACATCCTCTAATAAATCATCAGGTATCTCGTCATTCAATAATTTATTAAATAACTTATTAATTTTATCCTTATCGTGTTTCGGAACAGGGTCGACAATATCTTTTTGTTTTAATTTATTCAATTTATGTAGCTGGGTTTTGCTTATTAAAAAATTTAAAGTTAATTGGTTAATGTAATCATTGTTTAGGTCATCCTGCGACATGTCTTTAAATTGGTTTATAAAATATATAATATTATATATTAGATATTTTAACTTATTTGTATTTGTATTTGTATTTGTATTTGCTAAAGTCATTAACAAGTGGTCGGTTTTGTTTGATTTTTCAATTGCTGTCTAGTCGAATTATTAAATATAGACCCACCCATCACATTTGGGTCCGCATTTAAGTCAGTAGGGCCCAAATATTCCTTTTTAAATAAACTAGGGAATGGCTGCTTAACAGAGTCGCTATTTTGATTTTTCCATTGAACATTATACAGGCTGCTCTTGCTACCGGGAACATATTTTGCTTGGCTACATTCCTGTAATGCGAATATCTGACCTCTTAGCTCCGATTCGTGATTTATATTTGTCGCAAAGCCGGACCAGGGTGCTTTCGCGGTGACAGCGCCAGGATTAAATATTTCGCGAGGGCTATAGGTTGCTTGCTGAATTAATGGTGTCTTTATTTCACTTCTAGGGTCGACAATAGGCATAATAGAGTATTTTGTTAGAACTGGTCTCGCGTTTAAATACGGTTGTAAGGGCTGACTCGGGATATTGCGCACATAGGTTCTTGTATTCATGATATCTTGTCTCGCGGAACATGATAAATTATCAAAATCATTAATATTGTTGTTCATTGTGCTATATTTATATTTATATATTATAAAATAAAATAATTTAAAACTAACTTTATATAAATATTAGATATAGATTATAATGTGTGGTATTTTTTCACTATTAAACTACACAACTAACAAAATAGAGTATGCCAAAATGTCGGAGGACTTTTTCAAAGGACAGGGTCGAGGTCCCGAAAATTCAACCTTAAATTATGATGCCGAATTAAATATAGTCACTGGGTTTCACCGATTAGCTATTAATGGTCTAAATGATGCGTCGAATCAGCCAATAAGTGTAATAGAAGGGGGGGATAAATATAGTCTAATTTGTAATGGAGAAATATACAATTATAAACAATTGTATAAATCCATGAATATTGTGCCTACGACTGATTCGGATTGCGAAGTAATTATTCATTTATATATTCGATATGGAATCGAGCAGCTACTCCGAATGTTAGATGGGGTGTTTGCGTTTGTTCTTTTTTGTCCGAATAATATATTTGTTGCCAGAGATCCATATGGTGTAAGACCGCTATATTATACTGCAAATAAGGCTGATACTACTGATACTGAAAATGGCATTATTGGCTTCACTTCTGAACTGAAAACATTGTGTAGAATAGCCAATCAGTGTAATCAAAAAGTATTACAATTTACTCCTGGGACCTTTTTAAAAATTGATAAAGCAGTTGACTTTGAAAGGGTGTCGTGGTTAATCAAAACTCGTGAAAAATATCATATTCCTGCGTTTGCTTCCAGTAGTAATGGAACAGGAAATGGAACTACAGATATTTCTACTACAGATATTTCTACTTATTTGGAAGGCATTAACTATCATTTAAGAGCGGCTGTTACAAAACGCTACATGAGCACCGAACGACCTATCGCGTGTTTGCTTTCGGGTGGTCTAGATAGCAGCTTGATTGCTGCGCTTGTGTGTGATATACATAAAAAACAGAGAGTAAGCGTTGAAGGCGAAAGCGGGGAAAGCGGGGAAAGCAGCGAAAGCAGCGTAAGCAGCGTTAAAACCCCAATTGAAACTTATAGCATTGGTCTACCCGACTCCGAAGACATTAAATTCGCCAGAATTGTCGCAAACCACATCGGTTCAAATCACACAGAAATCATTGTTTCGGAACAAGATATGTTGGACATCATCCCAGAAGTTATCCGCTCCATTGAAAGTTATGATACCACTACGGTAAGAGCCAGTATTGGTAATTATTTGTTAGGTAAATATATTAAATCGCATAGTTTAGCAAAGGTTATTTTCAATGGCGACGGTTCGGATGAATTAGCAGGTGGTTATTTATATATGAATTCATGCCCAGATAGCGTGGAATATGATAAGGAAACAATGCGACTGCTAAACGACATTCATTTATTTGATGTTTTGCGTTCAGATAAGTCTATTTCGTCGCACGGCTTAGAGCCGAGAACTCCCTTTTTAGATCGAGGATTTGTCAACTATTATTTATCTATTCCGATAGAAATTCGCAATCATAATTTAGGTCAACATATAGAAAAATATTTAATCAGAATGGCGTTTATAAATACTGACTTGTTACCCCCTGAAATTTTGTTCAGGAAAAAGGAAGCATTTAGCGACGGTGTTAGTAACAAAGGCAAATCGCTATTTCAAATTATTCAAGAATACACTGATAAACAAATTTCAGACCCTTTATTAAATTTAAAGCAAAAAGAGAAGGCTTTTTATAAAGCAATTTTTGAAAAGGAGTATCCGAACCATTTAGATATCGTGCCATATTATTGGATGCCAAAATATATTTTATCTGATGATCCTAGTGCCAGAACATTAGCAAACTATAAATGAAACAAATGGTGAAATAAGCCTATCTAATTATTATATTATAGTTGTTATAATATAATGACAAGTTTGTATGAATTTCAGGACAAGATGCTGGACTATATCAGTATATTTACATATATATTATATATTGTTGTTGCGTTTGGATTATCGGCAACGGCGCCGAAATATTTAGATGACTTATTATTCTATACGAAAATGTATGTTAGTTTGTTTTTGATATATCGATTTAATCCTTTTAGAAGGGTCAAATTTACCCCACTGGATGCTAAAATAGCATTTAATGCCGGTATTTTTCTATTATTTACAACCGCTATAACTAGTGTGTTATCTACTTATATTAATTTTTTCAGAGAGCATGCTCAGAAAATAGCCGATAATATAAAACAAATTATATCCGTTTAATAGTCTTGTTTTTAATTGGCTTGGACTTGTATTTAAATGTTTTGCGGCTTTTGGGAGGTTTGTTAGTTCCTTTGTTAAAAAAGGCTTGTAGATGTTGTAATATTTTTTTAGAAAGAACTTTATCGACACTTTGTGCTTCTTTTGTTTTTTCTACATAAGTATGTCTGTATTTTTTCATATGAGTCAACATACACTGTGTAAAATCTATTGTATTTGTACCTGTAGTTGTATCTAGCTCTTCTATTATGCCGCTTTTAATAAACCGCTCAATCATTATTTCAAACGGTAGATCGTGTATGTATGGTTTTAAATTGATATAATAAACTCGGTCATCTACCATCCCTGGGTGAAACACATCGTCTAAAAAGCATATTTCGGTTGTTTCAGGGATTTTAGTGCAGCGGATAAGATCGGTGTGGTTTTTCATGTGACTTGTTCTACAAATTTCGACTTGTTTTCCTCTTATTTTAAAGGCTTTGATGATTTGGTCAAATAAATTGTATTTCACTTTGCTTTCAAAATATGCTTGAATTTGCTGTGCCCACTCATCCGGACCTTGATTGTTAGTGTAAATCATTAATTTGTGGCAATGTTTTGCGCTTTTTTTTTGTTTTAAGTAGTTTAAAATAGTGATAATATTTGGTCGCAAAAATTCGGGATATAAATCTAGAGCTTTATTGAAGAGTTGTTGGTCTATAATAATGGGACTTTTATGTGTTTTAATGAATTCTTGTAATGCGTCCCAAAACATTCCAAATTCGACATAGTATCCTAGTGTTTCATCTAAATCGAATACTACAATTTTGGATGTACAATACATATATTATGATGTTATTATAATACATGATAAAATTCTAATTTTGAAAAAGTATTTGGATGGAAAAGTATTTGGATGGAAAAAAGTATTTATTATATTCATATACACTATAGATAATTATGTCATCTGAATTAAAAAATAAGGATTATATAAATATTTTAAAATTTTATAAAATGAATATTCCGAAATCAAAGCGCCTCTTGAAGCAGCAGGCGGAAAACATTCTAAGTGAAAAATTGTGTAGATGTATTAAAAAGGTCGATAAAACGGAAGAATCTAAAGCAATTGCTATATGTACGAAAACTATTTTTAACAGGAAGGGGTTAAAGCGCGGGAAATTTGGTTGTAAGGGTAAGGGTAAAAGTGTGAAATTTACTAAAAATGTGTCGGATGTGAAGACTCGGAAAAATAGATGATGGTCTGTAAATAAAATATGGGTTATAGTCTTTAAATACTTATTTCAATAATATATATATTATATTATATTTCCGAATTTGGAATCAGAAATATAATATGTTGCGACAATTTGTCTTTATTTGTCTTTATTTGTCTTTATTTGTCTTTATTGCGCTTATGGAAAGCCACTGCTGCTAATAAACATATTGAGATTGTTTCTAAATTCCCCATAATTTAGACCAAAAACCGCGCTGTAAAATCCCACCGGTGTTTGATTGCGGCGCATATAATCCGCATAAACGCGTCTCATTGAGCCTGCTCCCGCGCTGGCCCCATCCGCAACAAGAGAACCCAGAGTTCGCGATCCACTTGTAGATGATAATCGTAAAGTTCTTAATTTTCCAGTATTGCCGCCCATTATATTTTAACGCAATATTAAAATTATAATCAATATTTATAATCAATATTTATTTAATATTAATTCCTAAAGTTACTAATTTGTGTTGTTAGTTCGATTCATTCGAGTCATTATCCGAGTCATCTTCATCCTCTTCATCCTCTTCATCCTCTTCTTCCTTTTCCTTTCCTTTTTCTTCCTTTTCCTTTCCTTTTTCCTTCTTCTTAGGTTCCTTTTTATCTTCAGTCAAATGATCTAATGCGCTTAAAATTATCATTTCCTGAGAACTTAATTTCTGAAATATCAGACATTCATCCATTTTAAATCTATAATGCCGATGCATGAAATTTTTACAAACAATATAAACACCATTGTCTGCGATTATTATATCACAAATTATACCACACTGATTTAATGGTAAGTAATCTGGATTGGTTAATGGGATCCATCGTATAAATCCGCCATATTTTAGATCATCTAATTCATCTACATACCGATATCCTTTGAGCTTTTTAAAATAATCTATTAGTGTTTCCTTATTTAAATGTAATTCTTTCAAAATGTTTAAATTTGTTTCTTGGATTTTAGAGGTTGTTAAATTTATAATACCATCATTTTTTTCATTATCTAATGCGGTCATTAGGCTATCTACATTTAACCCGGCGTTCATAATATTATTAATTATATAATTATAATATTATATTTTTATTTCCTTTTTTTAAAGGCTTTGCTTTGCTTGTCGCTTTGCTTGTCGCTTTGCTTGTCGCTTTGCTTTTCGCTTTGCTTGTCGCTTTGCTTGTCGCTTTGCTTGTCGCTTTGCTTGTCGCTTTGCTTGTCGCTTTGCTTTACCAGCCGCTACCAAAAGCGGACCCAAACGATCCTCCCAACATATCATTTGCTGCCATGGGTCCAAATGATTCCGCTCCTGGTGTTGCCGCACCTACCAAAGGCGTAGAATCTTGCTGATACATATTGTTATAATCCGGCTGCTCTTGGGTAGCCTGTTGCTGTTGTGGAAGCGAATTTATCGAAGTAGACCCCATTGAAGAAGATGACATGGAATTCTGAGAAATTGGCTGACTAACTTTTACGCTTCCTTGCCCTTTTTTACCCTTCTTTTTATCCTTTGGACCCTCCCAGACCTCCATTATTCTATCCACAATAATGCTAACCTTTTCTCCTAATTTAGTCTGTAAACTTAGAACAATAACTAACATCGCTAAAATTATGCTTGTAACTGAAAAATCCGCGTATTTTTCAGCACTATATGTAGGAATAAAGGTGATTATCCTGTGAATAACCAATATCCCTAAAAACATTACGGTAACTTGCCCCACTATTTCTGCTAAAAGTTCGGCATTTCCCTTTTCTTCGTCCGCTTCTGGAACGAATTTCTGCATCGCTTTATTCATTAATATAACTGGAATTAGGGCTAAAACAGCGTATTGAACAATATTCATCATTTCTGATTTAGACTCATCATTGAAATTAAATACATGTTTAAAAAAACCAGGTTTGCCATTTGTTGCCTTTGTTAATTCATCTAAACTTTCCATATTCCTATATAGGTTATAATAAGAAATTAAAACCCATTAAATATTATAAAATAGTTGTAAAAGGTTAAAGACGCTCTCTGATACTTAATATATGTTCAAAGTCGATAATAGTAATGGACCAGATCTAGAACCTATGTTTATTGATTTATTCACGCATAAGGTTAGTGACAGAATTTTTGAGGCAATTGCTTCAAATAAAAGCTTGGATAAAAGCTTGGATAAAAGCTTGGATAAAAGCTTGGATAAAAGCTTGGATAAAAGCTTGGAAGAAGACCAATACCTCGATTTGTTAAGAAATATTCTCGACAATGGCACCTGGACTTTGGGTCGCAATGGACGAACTAAAAGCATTTTTGGTCATTCTATGCGTTTCTCTTTGGCCAAAGGTAGGATTCCTATCTTGACCACGAAAAAGACCGCATGGAAGACCTGTTTGAAAGAGCTCTTATGGTTTATTCGCGGCGAAACGGACAACAAATTATTACAAGACCAGGGTGTTCACATTTGGGACGGCAATTCATCTCGCGAATTTCTGGATTCGAGAGGGTTATATGATAATCCAGAAAGCATTCTGGGACCGATCTACGGATTTCAATGGCGTCATTTTAACGCGCCTTACGATAACCAGACTGGTTCATTGTTAAATGATGAAATAAAAGGTATAGACCAGTTACAACAAATCATTGACCAACTAAAGGTTCCGGAACAGCGAAACAGTCGGCGCTTAATAATGACTGCTTGGAATCCGTGTCAGCTGGACCAAATGTGTCTTCCACCCTGTCACATCCTTTGTCAATTTAATGTCCATGATGGTAACAAACTTAGCTGCGCTTTATACCAGAGATCTGTAGATACCGCACTTGGCGAGAGCTTTAATATCGCATCATATTCGTTCTTGACGCATCTTTTAGCAAAACACTGTGGCTTAGAAGCACATGAGTTTGTATATTTCAAAGGCAATTGTCATATTTATGAAGAGCATATCGAAGGCATGAAAACTCAAATGGAACGAAAACCATTTCCGTTTCCTACTATATCTATTACGCAAGTTAGAGAAAATATTAATGATTATCAAGTTGAAGATTTTATTGTAACTGGATATCAGCATCATGAAGCAATAAAGTTTCGAATGATTGCTTAACCCTAGACATCTCTAAGAAAATTCATGTATATGCCATTGATTTTGACTTTATGATGCTTAACATCGGTTTCACAAATAAGAGTTGCGTCGTTGTATATTATAACTGGAACTGTTTTATATTTAATAGCCTGTTTATCGTAGGATTCTTTATACATATATTTTTCTCCATTATAAAACCAACAAATGCTTAATAATTTTTCATTATTAATTGTTATGTCTTCCGTTTTTTTTTGAACATATACCTGTAAATTTTCTTCAATTTCCCACTGGAATCTACCCGTATCATGAAGAGATTTGTCATTAAGGCATGGTATATCTTTTGAGAAATATATTTTATTATTATATTTAATAATTGAATCGTGATTTATTATTAGCTTATCGCAATTATAACAACTATATTGTCGTTCTCCATTAACTCGATTCCAACCTAAATTCCTATCACAGTTACTGTGACAACATTTTCTTTTATTATTTGAATTTGACCTTATTTTGTTGTTTCTACCATTATCTAATTTATATGCTCTATATAAATACTTTGTATCTTTATGCCAGTAAAGCTGCTCGCTTATAAACAGGTATTTTACATCATCTACTGTAATAATTGTGTTGTCATAGTTTTTTATAATGGTCTCTGGTTTTTTTTGTTGTTCTTGTTGCTCTTCTTCTAGTTTTTGTTTTTCGTAAGTTTTTTTCATGATATTGATGATTGAAAATTCATCAGGAACCGTTTCGACAACACTTGTCGATTTGTTGTCTGAATCAGACTCATCTTCTTCAGATTCTGATTCTGATTCATCTGATTCGTCGTTGTCTTCTAAATTTGTATTTGTATTTGTATTTGTATTTGTATTTGTATTTGTATTTGTATTTGTATTTGTATTTGTATTTGTATTTGTATTTGTATTTGTATTTGTATTTGTATTTGTATTTGTATTTGTATCTGTATTTGTATTTGTAATTTCTTCTTCAACTTTAGATTGTAATATTACATTATTATCTTGTAATGTAATATCATTTTCTATTTCCAGTAAATTTAGTTTTAATTCAATCATGTTTTTAAGAGCATCATTGTATTTTTGTAATTTAACTATTTTATTGTTATTTAAAACCACCTGGTTATTATAAGTGTCTGTTAATAATTTAATTTTCTCTTCTAATTCTATTTTATTTTTATGATTATCTTCGATTAATCCATTTATTATTAAAGTATTATTAAATAACTTTTTGTTATAAATGTCAATTTCATCAAAATCTGAGATTTTGTCACCTGTATTTAGCTCTACATTTGGTTCTGGTTCAGTTATTGTTAGTTTCACATTATCTTCAACAATTGGAATTGGTTTTTTATATATTTCACAAATCTCTTCAGTTCTGATGAGATTAGAAAATCTAAATGAATTTACGCTGGTATAAACTGGTTTAAAATTGTTTTTTTTGTCGAGTGTCATGACTTCACCATAATTATTTACATCTTGAACTATGATTTGTTTCTTCAATTTGTCTATTTCTGTCTTTTTATTTTGCAACGCACCCCAGTGGCATCCATTGGTTACCGGCTTGTTCATTATTTAAATATATAGTATTGGTATTATCTATTTATTATCTTTTATTAATATCTTTTTTCTGAATATTCCGAGAAATTTCCTAAAGGTTCCGAGAAATTTCCTAAAGGTTTCCCTTAATATATATGTTTAGAAAATAATATTTACAATTAAATCAATTCCAATATTATAATCTTTTAGTGCGTAAAGAATTTAGAAACAATATAATAAAGAATACTATAATTATGAGCGCAAATCGTTCTGTTCAAGCAGCACAAAGAAGACGCGTCGGTCCCCCTGAGCCTGCCGCGCATAGCCGAGGGCCTCAGCCATCCATTAATTCGTCGCAAATGTTTGCCGCCGGCGCGCAACAGCGTATGGGGCCCGGTTCTGGCCAAGTTAGCGGCCGACTTGCCGGGCAAAATGCCGCTTTATCTCAAAAGCAAATGATGGACCAGATGAAGCAGCAACAACAACAACAACAACAACAACAACAACAACAACAACAGTCTGGTCTTGCTACTATCAATAAAATGACGCTTGCGCAAGCAATCACTCTAATTACTTTGCGTTTAGGCAAGGTGGAGACGCAATTGATTCATGGTCTAGAACAAAACTCTTTAGAAGACGAAGATAACATTTTAGTCGACAAGAATGTGATTCAGTCACTTATTAGTAGAATTGATGCTTTAGAGAAGCGTCCAACAAGCGTCTCCGCTTCCGCTTCTAGCCAAGATATTGCGCTTCTAAAGCAACAATTCGAGACCATTAAGCCTATTGTTGTTCAATCTAAAAATACGAATACTGTGTTAAAGCAGCAAATAGATGCGTTAAAGACCGAATTATCGGAGACAAAAGAACTTATTGCTGCTTTACAGAATTTAACCATGGATAATAGTAACAAAATTTCAGCATTTAATAGTATTTTTAATGTAGAGGGCCAAGAACTGGAAGAAGGGGGACAAGAATTTGAAAATGGAGGTGAACTTGTGTATGAATCGGTAGATGAACTTGTAGATGAACTTGTAGATGAATCGGTAGATGAATCGGTAGATGAATCGGTGGATAAACTTGTGGATAAACCTGTCCGCGCTAATTTAGAAGGGGAATCAGAATTGGAAGCATAAATAAATATATATTATTAAGTTACAAATTAAAGGTAATAATATATTAATAATATAATATACAAATAATTAAACAATGGAAGCCCCTTATTCATATGAAGTATTATTTAGTAAAAATCACATTAAGTCTAGTCAAATCGCGGAAAAAATTAAACAGAGAAAATATGCTGAAATATTGGATGGGTTTATTCGATTAAATGGCGATGGGTTTATTGTTGAACCGAAATATTTAAAACAATTCGCGAATCCATATACGCATGAATTAATTATTAATTACATGGATAAATTGACAATTGATTTGTTAGCAAGTGGACAACTGGAGACATTTAATATATATATTAATTTACAATCGTTGTCTCTTGTCGATTTGGATAAGAATATAGCTTTTTTTAAAACTTTGAGTACCTTGTTTTCGGACAGATATCCGGATAAATTAAACAAATGTTATATTTATAATGCGTCTATCATTTTTGAAACCATCTTTAAAATGATACGAGGTTTTGTTGACAAGGAAACTTTGTCAAAAATACAGATTGTAAAGGAATAAGAAATAATTAATATATTTTGATATAACTAACAAAACATATTAGAACTAACAAGTTATATTATAATATATTATTTGTTTATGATTTTGACTATTGAAAATAAGGCCAAAATGGAAATGTTCGTCGCATTATTCCAGCTTCTCAAAAATTGGGGCTCCTATTTGAATCTACATTTTGAAAAAACGCGTTTATATATTCAATCCATGGATAAATCTCACATTTGTCTTTCTAGCATCACTATTTCTTCTGTTTGGTTTTCTTCTTACCAGATTGAGGATACAACTAACATATCATTGGATTCCACTAATTTCGCCATTATGATGTCTTATGCTCTTAAACACAGCAAAATGGAAATCAAATTTGACGACGCAGAGGCGCCTGATATTATTTTTATCAATTTATCGAACGACTCATCTGCTTGTGCTGCTATAAGCGAACCAACAAAAGCAAAGAGCAAAAAAGGTAAGGAACCGCAAAACAAATTCGACCATTTTTTCGAACTGGGGTTAATTGATGTGGAACAGGATACTTTAGGCATTCCTGAAGTCGATTATGATGTAGAGTTTTGTATGAAATCCGATAATTTTATGGAGCTTATAAATGAACTGATGGTTTTCGGAACAAACTTGAATATCATGTGTAGCGAAGATATCTTGGAATTTAATGCTAGCGGCGACACTGGCAAATTAAAGGTGAATATTCCGATTGATGACTTGAATGAATATGCTATTGCGGAAGGGGAGACTCTGGATATATCCTATAGCTTGAATCATATTGGCAAGATGTGTTTATCTAACAAACTGGGGCAACATGTTAGTTTGTCTATTAGTGCTGAATATCCGATGGCTATCAAATATGATTTAGGAGATGATAGCAGTGTTGCTTTTTATATTGCGCCTAAGATTGCGGACACCTTTTAGTATTCGTTTTCGGTGGAAATATATATTATTATTTTTAATTAAATATGTTAGAAATAATAACTGGGATTTTTGTATTTTGTTTTATATTGTTTTTTTATCTTCACATTCACTTTCACTTAAAGACCAGTGATGATCTGGAAATTTATGAAATCGATCAGGCGTCGAAAGACAAGATGGAGGAAATATGCGATTTAAGGCAGCCTGTTTTATTTGATTGTGATGAAGATATCAATAAAATAATCGAAACAACTAACAAATCGGCACTGTTGGATAACTATCCTGTATTTGAAATCAAAATTCGGGATACTATTATTAGTAGAGCAACCGCTTTAGCAGCAGCATTAGCAGAAGAACTATATGTTCCATTACCCCTCCACATCGCATGCCAATTATTTAAAGAGGACTCAAATGCGGTGTATTTTAGTGAAAATAACATGGATTTCTTGACTGAAACGGGTGTCATTAAAAATATGACATACAATGATGAATTTTTGCGACCTCGATTGGTTTCAAATTGTAATTACGATGTGATGTTTGGCTCTGTTGGCGTGGAGACGCCCTTTAGGTATGAGCTAAATTACCGCAATTATTTCGTGGTAACACAGGGCTCCTTATCTATTAAGATGGCGCCTCCTAAAAGTAGCAAATATTTGTATCCGGTAAATGATTATGAAAATTTCGAATTTAGATCTCCGATTAATCCGTGGTCGCCTCAGCCCAAATTCAAGGCCGATTTTGACAAAATTAAGTGCTTAGAAATCGAGCTGGTTCCTGGCAAATTCTTGTTTATCCCTGCTTATTGGTGGTATTCATTTAAATTCTCGGAAAATACAAGTGTTAGTTGCTTTAGATACAGAACTTATATGAATAATATCGCGATTAGCCCTAATATAGCCATGTATGCGCTACAGAATCAAAATGTGGAGCGGAAAATAGCGAAAAAAATAGATTTAAAGTCGCCGACTAGCTTAGAAGAAACTTTAGTAGAAGAACCTTTAGTTCAACCTTTATGTCAGCCTTTAGTTCAGCCTTTAGTTCAGCCTTTAGCCCAGCCTTTTGTAGCAGACGACACTGATACGACCCAGATTGCTGACATTCCTGCGCCTACTTTAGATGTAGGGGGCGAGACAATCGCCATGTAGGGCGCATGTAGGAGCGAATTTGTCAGCGAATAGACCGCATGTAGGGCGCATGTAGGGCGCATGTAGGGCGCATGTAGGGCGGCAAATTTAAGGTTGTCATATAAACCAACTTAAAGACTATTTTACAATATATTATATACAATCGTTATCTTTTTAATTCTTCTATTATGGCAACACTATTGAAAATCATCATCGATAATCGCAATTACTCGAATTGGTCCGTTTTAAATGCGAACACTCTAGAACCCACCTCTGTTCATCTTGAAAGCAATCCGCTTCAACATAAACTATTTACTGGGGATGTTTTTACTTACACTGATAAAGACGGTATAAATATCGTTCATTCCCCTGTAAGAAGCAGTGACAATATTCCTGCTGTTTTGATTCTTAGCGGGAACAAAACCTTTGGCCGAGCGACAAGCGCGTCAAGCGCGTCAAGAGGCTCAGGAATAAAAGGCAAGCCACTATATAAATGCGTCCCCGACGATATTCGGCTACCAGCATTCGTCGTGCCATATGAGCACAAACATGTCGGATTTTCCAAGGTATTTACCAATTTATATGTCACAATTCGGTTCACTGATTGGCAAGACAATCAAATAAAGGCCGTTATTTCGCAGACCATCGGTCCTGTGGATGTCCTTGAAAATTTCTACGAATATCAGCTTTACTGTAAAAGCCTGAATTTCTCTATACAAAAATTCACCAAGGCTACGCAATGCGCAATTGGATTCGAATCGGTTACACATGACGCATTTATTGAGAGCATACATGCTAAGCAAGATATTCGCGGACTTGATTACAATATTTTCTCCATTGATCCGGCGAGTTGCTCCGACTTTGACGACGCATTCAGCATCAAGACGCTAGACGATAATATGCTCTTGCTCAGTATTTATATCGCCAATGTTTCGATTCTGATGGATGCGCTAAATCTCTGGTCCAGCTTCTCCGAACGCATCTCTACCATCTATTTGCCCGACAAAAAACGCCCAATGTTGCCGACTATTTTGTCCGATTGTTTGTGCTCTTTGCAAGCAGGTAACAGCCGTTATGCTTTTGTTCTGGACCTAATTATAAATCGGGAATCTGGTGAAATAGTTTCTACTAAATATTCCAATTGCCTTATTCGTGTGAAGAAGAATTATGTGTATGAAGAAGCGGCACTCAAGAGCAATCGGGATTATCTTTTATTGTTTGATACGGTTAAAACCCTTTCGAAACAATACAAGTATATCAGTAATGTGAAAAATAGCCACGAAGTCGTTTCCTATTTGATGATTCTGATGAATTATCTTTCTGCGAAAGAACTACTTAAAGCAAAAGTGGGTATATTTCGAGCTACGGTTGTTTCCAAGAAAAAGGAAGCAAATGATTCATTGCCTTTGTTGTCGGATTCCTTATTACCAGATTCTGTACCCGAAGATGTTGCTAAATTCATCAAAATTTGGAACAGCGCATACGGCCAATACATTGATATCAGTTTATTACATGATTCAGATCCGTCTTTGTATAAACATGTTCTACTCGACATGGATGCTTACATTCATATTACATCTCCAATTCGCCGCCTCGTTGACCTGCTCAATATGATTAAGTTACAGCAAGTTTTGGGTATCGGCTCTCTATCTGAAGAGGCGTCTAAATGCTATATGAGTTGGTCCAAAAAAATCGATTATATTAATGTCACGATGCGCTCCATACGAAAGGTTCAGAATGATTGCTTACTACTCGATACCAGTGCTAAAAATTCGAGTATATTAGATTGTATTTATGACGGGTATTGCTTTGATAAATTGAACAGAAGCGATGGGCTTTTTCAATATATGGTTTATTTGCCTGAACTTAAAATGACTTCTAAGATTACTGTAAGAGAAAATATGAACAATTATCAGATGCGGAGATATAAACTATTTATCTTCAATAATGAAGACAAATTTAAGAAGAAAATAAGGTTACAATTACATGTAAACTAACATAAAGATATTTGTAAACTAACATAAAGATATTTGTAAACTAACATAAAGATATTTTAGTATAGTATAGTATACATGGATCTTATTAACGAATATAAGGATGATGAATTAGAGGATTGCGTCTTGGTCGCAAATGCTTCAGTCTCGGCTTGCGTCTTGGTTACAGATACGGATGATATTTTGACTCCTGATGACCCACTTGCCTTTAGCTGCGAAGTTAGTGTTCCCGAGTTTCCCCAAAAAATAAATATTAATCACGATGAAGAACTTCCTTCTTTAGAAGAATGGACTGAAGATGCGGTTGAAGATGCTGTTGTTGTTGAAGATGATGCGGTTGAATCCTTAGAACAAATTATGAAAAATATTGAATCCACTGTTAATTTTAACTCTTTTGATGACAGCATGTATGCGTTAAATAATCCGGAGTTTTTAATGAATCGAATCCAGGGCGCATTTGATGTATTTAAGGAAAAAGTGGGTCGACAAATGACTTATAGTGAGATGCGCTATATGATGGGATAAGCGAAGCGACAAGCAAAGCGACAAGAAGCGACAAGAGACAATCGACAAGAGACAAGAAGCGATAAGACATTAGAAGCGACAATACATTAGAAGCGATAAGACAAGACAAAATATTCGCATTTTATATTTTATAATCATAATATATGAAATACTTAAAGAGGCGAACTAGAATGAGATCTAGAAAATGTAGAAAGACAAGTTGTAGAAAGACAAGATCTAGAAAGACAAGAGTTAATAGAAGGCGGCGTTCGATAAAAGGAGGCTGAGGTATTACTCAGATTCCATCTTTGTTAAAAGAGGAAGAGGATGAATCTGTTTTTGCTCCTATCGTTGGTCCTATCGTTGGTGGAAGCTGACTAACTATACGCTAAATGCTTAACAATGTTCTTGGATGATGCGATAAATGTAATGCGATAAATACGCGGAAAAAGAATATTCAAGGTTGCCAATATTAATAAATAATTATGTCTTTAAATACTTATTTATTAATAATATATATTCTAGTCGCTGCTATTAATTCGCCTTTTCAATAACAACTTCTCTTGTAATGGTTCTTATGATTTTATCCATGTTCTTCTCTTGCTCGTCATCCGTCGAGCCATTCATCGCATTGCACAGCATTTTTAAGTATTTATCGTTTTGCCTAGATGCTGGGTCATTGTATTCCGGGTATTTCTTCTGCCATTCGAAAATTTGCTGAATATTCTTCCTTCCTACTTTTTTAATTGCTTTTGTTAACATAGATTTATCCGCATCTTTTGTCCATTCATTCTTATCCTTTATGTACAAGGTCTCTCTTTTTGCGTCACTACAATGAATTGGTCGTTTATTCACTTCTAATTCATTTAGACCATTAATGAATATTTTGGAAACACCCTCCGAATAACCGATTTTAGCGGTTTCTTCTAGATCCTTCAGCTTGACTTGTAAGGAATCCACAAAATCTGTTAGGTTGACCGCGTCTTTACAGGTCTCGTTCAGATATATTTGTAGATTAAAATTGTTATTGGTGTTTGTTGTATTGTGACTATTATTGTTGTGACTTTGGTTTGTGTTTGTATTGTTAGGTTGAATGGATTTAACTACTTCCATCATGATGGCTTTTAATTCTGAATTGTCTTTTATCAGCAGCTTAATAATTTCCTTATCTTCACTTTGTGGCTGTGTTGGACTAAATGTTGAGTTAAGTTGCGGATTGGATATAGAGTCGGGTGAAGCATTGTCATCCAATTTGATTTCATTAATAGTTTGACAAGTTTTTTTATGGCGCCATAATCCTGATTTATCTTTATAGGTTTTCTCACAAAATTGGCAAGTATATTCTGGACAAAAACTGGCTTCTTTTGGGTTGCTGCCGGTTGCTGAACGATGTTTTGCTGTCAAGTAATGATTGTCCATGTTACCCTTCTTGCTCGAACCATAGTCACAAATTTCGCAGTAAAAAACGCAGCTTGTTTTGGCTTGAAATTGGTTGCTAAACATTGCTATATTAAGCAACCAGAAAAAAAATGTCCAGTTTTTGACGCCTTTTTTGAAAAAGTTATCGTAACAACTTTTTTCTGGAAATTTTAAATTTTAGAGCATTATGCTAACAAAGTGAAAAAAAAACTGTTTTATCCAAATCTACCATCGGTTTTTGAAAAAAGGACATTTATAAATGTCCAAAATGGGTTTTTCTTTTCCCAATTTAGAACAGTAAAGTTCAGAAGTTCAGAATTATAGGGCCTTACCATAAGAACTAAAGTATATCATTTATTTTGGCATGATAAATGATAAGACTATTTGAAATCATTATGAAGCGATTTGAGAGCATGTTTGCGCCGCGGTTCCCGGGGAAGATTTTCTCCTAAATATATGGAGAAAATAATTTAAATTAAATATCGCCCTAAATTAAATATCGCCCTAAATATAATCGCCCTAAATATAATCGCCCTAAATATATTCTTCTGTAACCTTTTCTACTATCGCCTTTATTAACGGCGGCGGCACCGCGTTTCCTATTTGAATTATTTGCTCCTTTATGTTACCGCAAACGATGTGATTCGCCGGAAATCCCTGTATCTGTTTCAGTTCCAATGGAAGCAACATTCTCAAATAATATCCCGACGCATTCTTTAACGGCACAAATAATCGCGGCTGATGCTCATAGGTACAGATAATTGTTTTCGACGGGTTCCTAATATCGATGATTTCGCAATGAATTGGACTGTCTCGTTTCCCAAATGAGAACAAATTCTCATGCTGCTTGCCACTGTAGCACATGTCTTCTTCGCTCGCAAAAAGCTTGCTCAGTAAATACGGGTGACCTCCATTATTATCTGGGTATACTTTGGTATCTGCCATGTTTGTCAAAATACATTCATCTGGAATCTCTGAGAACCATGAGTCGTCTTCCACTTTGACGGCGCCAGTCATATCATAATTCACGATTGGAATCAAATTGGGAATTTGCGTGGACGGGGTCGGGAATTTGGGAGTCCAACCATACGGATTGTCTTTTTTGACACCTAATATAATCAACCTTTCTCGCTTTTGCGGGACGCCAAATTGCTCTGTTTTGAATACCTGATGAATCACATCGTAGCCGATTTTTTCAAACTCCGCAACGATAATATCAATGTAATTTTCTCCAGTGGATGTTTTTTTCGTCAAAAGGCCCTTGACATTTTCACCAATAATTATATGCGGTTCTGTAATAGTAGCAACTCTTAGAAATTCCAAGAACATTGTGTTACGAGGGTCGTCTGCTTTTTTCTTACCCGCGTTGGAGAACGACTGGCAGTTATGCGCAATTATGTTACACACGATGTAACTATTGTCTGTTTCGACTTCAAAATTATATACTGGTTCATGCTGTGTTATTTCTGAAGTGATTTTAAATGGAGCATACCACACATAATTATTTTCAATAAAAGTAGAAACATTACTCTGTTTATTGAAAACTACGCTGAGCTGATATGTATCCAATTGATTTACGACCCGGCCTTCAATGACGCATGTTTTAGGGCGAATGGTTTTTACAATGCTGGCAATATGGCCCATTTTAAGAAATAATCTTTGAATCCCATACGCTAAATTATGGGAAACCGTTGTGATTCTAGTGGAATTATTTTTATCGCAACATCCGTCAGCTGCGATGTATCCATTGATAAACTCTTGAATAAATTCTTTGGGCGCATCTTGTACCCATTCTGGAATAAGTTTTCCGTCAGCTGAATCAAATAGTTTTAAAATATCGGACAATGTTACATCGTGGTATTCTGTATTCAATCCATCTCCGATAAAATAACCCATCGTAAACCACTGTTTGGGATCATTCAGTGTAATCGAAATCATATCGGTTCTTGATTGATTTATTTTTTTATCAAAATGAAATGTTGGGATTTCTTCTTTTGAATTGATAACCATTCCAAAGTAGTCATTTGTCGTTAACCTTGAAGCGATTTTCCATTCAGGCTCAGCAAATGAATAATCGTATTTTCTTAGGCTATTATTCCAAATTTTCGTTTGAGTTCGAACATAAAACGGATGTTCTTCTGTAGCAGTTATCACCTCTGGATGATATTTTATTTTCAAATTGTAAAGCAGACCATTATATTCTTTTCTTTGAAGATTCACAATTTTTTGAAACTGCCCGGTGTGCGTGAGTAATTTATCTTCTATTACAACATTTTGTATTTCCTTGTATCCATTATTGGTAAGAACAAGTGTATCTTTTGTAAAGCAGGGAAACCCCGCAAACAAAATGTCCGTTTGTCCCTTGTATTTTTCAAAAGTGGCGTCCTTTAGCTTCGATATGTCGTTGATTTTGCCTTCATGTATTAATTCACACTCGGGGAAATTCGCCTCATGTGAATTACAAAACATCGGTTTTAATTCATTATATGCGATAACCGAGCATCCTGCCTGCTTCAGCCCCAAACTATCGCCTCCTAATCCAGAAAATAAACTGATTGCTTTAAAAGTAGGTTCCATTATAAATATGAGTATATCATTTATAATCGAATAAAATCTAAATCAATTTTTTTGTAAATAATAATTTGTAACAAATATAATTTGTAAAAAAAACAAATTTGTTGTTTTTTTGTTGTTTTTTGTTGTTTTTGTTGTTTTTGTTGTTTTTGTTGTTTTTGTTGTTTTTGTTGTTTTTGTTGTTTTTTTGTTGGTTTTCATTTAATATCTATTCTAATATTTGTTATACATTGCCCATAACCCCATCTCATTTTAGCAGTAAATTCCGCACCATCTTCGGATATAAATTTGAAATTGATATCTGAATCCGAATCGATTCGATTTGCGAGACTTCGTCAATTTTCAATGGCGCCGTTTTATTGCTCCATTGGACATGAAATGTTTCTGGATTTTCTATATTGCCGTGAATTTGTAACCAATAGTCCTTGCAATCCAATACTTCATTCGCGATGGTTTCCACCTCTTCTAACAAGGTTATCAGGTCTAAAGCGGTGACGACAAAGGTGCGATTAAACTTTTTCCGCATGTCTGACAAATGCGAGGACAAATACCCTTTTTCTCTTAGTTCGCAGACAAATGCGGATTTGGGTTTTCCTTGTCGAAACGCATCTTTGCTCCAGATTTCGTAACTTGGTTTTTCGGCCTGAATATCGTAATGCGCGATTAGTTCGTCTATCATCGTGTCGTAAAATTGGCGAGCATAAGTGTGTCCTATAGTGAATTTGTGGCCTGGTCCGTTGTAAAATTGGACGCCATTTGCCCATGGTTGCTTTGTCGGGTCGATTGGTTTGAAATGCTTGCTGCCTTTGAATTCTACCTTTTTTATAACTAAACTTGTGACTAAAGTTTCGTCCATTATTTCAATCTGTAGGTCGTGATGGGCCCGTCTTGTCGCACCTGATTCTATAGTTCTACATAATGTATAGGGATGAGGGAATGCGGAGCTAATTTTTATACCCGATGGGGTTTGATTATTTACATGATTATGAATTAATGATATAAATAGTTGTTCGTCTATTGCGCGTTCGTTTGCCATTTATAATGAAATTTAATATAATATTTTATAAAATACTTATAAATTAAAATATAAATAGTATTTCAATTTTTTCCTTCTAAATGAATAAAAATGGATCACTAAAATTAATTGACAAAAATTAATTGACAAAAATTTATTCTAATCCCTTGTCAATAACCACTTCCTTTGTAATGGTTCTTATAATTTTCTCCATGTTCTTCTCTTGCTCGTCATCTGTCGAGCCATTCATCGCATTGCACAGCATTTTTAGGTATTTATCGTTTTGTCTCGATGTTGGGTCATTGTATTCCGGATATTTCTTCTGCCACTCAAAGATTTGCTGAATATTCTTCCTTCCAACTTTTTTAATTGCGCTTGTTAGCATAGATTTATCTGCGTCTTTTATCCATTCATCCTTATCCTTTATGTACAAGGTCTCTCTTTTTGCGTCACTACAATGAATTGGTCGTTTATTCACTTCTAATTCATTTAAGCCATTAATGAATATTTTGGAGACACCCTCCGAATATCCGATTTTGGCGGTTTCTTCCAGATCCTTCAGTTTCACCTGCAGCGAATTCACAAAATCGGTTAGGTTAACCGCATCCTTACAGGTCTCATTCAGATATATTTGTAAATTAAAATGGTTGTTAGTTGTATTGTGGCTGTTATTGTGGCTGTGATTTGTGTTTGTGTTTGTATTGTTAGGTTGTATTGATTTAACTACTTCCATCATGATGGCTTTTAATTCTGAATTATCTTTAATCAGTAGCTTGATGATTTCTTTGTCTTCGCTTTGTGGTAATGGTAATGGTAATGGTAATGGTTGTGGTTGTGGTAATGAGTTGGGTAGATTTTCTTCACAGGAAGAATGAACACATTTCTTTTTGTGGCGCCAAATAGTGCTTCTACTGTTTAAAATTTGTCCACAAAAACATTTATAAATGGCGTCTTTTTCTTGAGCAACTTCGGTGAAACATGTTTCACTCTGGTGTTTCAGTGTCAAAAGGTGTCTTTGCCAATCACTAGATTTAGAGCATCCGAAGTGACAAATTTTACACTCAAATTTTACGGCGTTTTTTGGCGTAAAGTCTGTTTCATTTTGTGTCATATAGTAGTGAAAGAGAAAAAACGCCTAAAGTTTTGACGCAAAATCCAAAAATTTATCGTAACACTTTTTTTCTAGAAATTTTAAAAATTAGAGCATTATGCTCACATAGTGAAAAAAAACTCTGTTTTGGCAAATTCTCTATCCGATTTTGAAAAAAGGACATTTATAAATGTCCAAAATGGGTTTTTCTTTTCCCAATTTAGAACAGTAAAGTGCAGAAGTTCAGAATTATAGGTGCCTTACCATAAGAACCAAATTATTTCATTTATTTTGTTATGAAGAATGATAAGGAAATAAACTGTAACCGATATATCCCTCTGCTAAGGGATATGACGGCGACAAGTGACGGCAAACTCGGCTCCCAGGTTCCCATTGGAAGTTTTTTTCTAAATAGGTGGATAAAATAAATTTGTCGGATTTCACTTAAACATAAAGCGACTGATTTGTTGCCACGAACTTCTGTAGTAATGCTGGAACAGCGTTTAGGTTTTCCAAGAGTTCCATATCACCAACAAGTTCCGCAACGGCCGTCATTTCAGCAGCAATCGCGACAATTTTCAGAATAGCCTTGACAAATTCGCCTAAAAATATGTCTTTATCTGCCGACATTTCTAGCAATAATAGCCTACACTCAGGTTCCGAATCGCAGCAAGACCAAAGCATAATGTAGTCAGTAATGTCGAAAATCATGGAATAATCGGTGCCGGTATTACAGCCATTTCTTGCCTCCCAGTCAGACAAAATCAGCGTAGATTCGTATGTTTCCTGAATCAATTGCTTCACTTTTTTATTTTCAGAGATGGGGATAATACACTTTTTATCATCCGATACCTTAATATTGGTAAAACAGCTGAGAAATCCGACCAGTTCCACCGTTGAAAACAAGTGGAATCGATTGTTTAACACTAGATCGGTAAATAGGAGACACGGGACTTCTCTAAAGTGCGCTGCCGCGCGGCCCTTAAGTAAAAGCTGATATTTTTCCTTTTCTCTTTCATCATTGTTTTCTTTTTCCTTTTCCTTTTCCTTTTCCTTTAAACCTACGAATCCATCCGTTTCCAACATTTTTAACACACATGAAACGCTGGTATCCAAATATTGTTCCACATTCTGAGCTTCCCTTGTTAAATCTAACAGTTCTTTATTTTTTCCCAAATACCGATTAAAGCTTTCCGCGTCTTTTACAATTGTCTTGTGTTCGTCTTCTAATTTGCTTAGAGCGCGTTCCGCTTCCTTGCGCTTCTTATTCACTAAAGTCAGCACCTTTGCCTTTAAATTAATATATTCTTCTAAGACATTGTCGGACACCTTTCTCAAAGAACCCTGGATTTTGATAAGGTCGTCAGAAACTCTGTCTATATCACCCTTAATCTGACCTAATTGTCCGCTAATTTCATGCTGAATCATGCTCCGCTTTACCAAGGCGGTTTCTTCCAGTTCTTTATCAATCGAATTCAGCAGCAAATTATACGACACTTTGAAATTCGACACGAGTTTCTGAGGATTACCTTGTAACATGGTCTTGTAACTTATTATCCCGGCTTTGGCGAAAAGATTGTTTAAATGAATGACATTTCCGACAACATCGATGCCAAGTCGGCCTGCGCGGCCCGCAGCCTGCACATATTCGTGACCCTCTAAGATACAAACTTCCGCGCCATTGTGCTTGTAAATGTCTGTAAATATCGAGGTTTTTACCGGCAAATTTAGACCAATGGCGACCGAAGTGGTACAAAATAGCATCTTAATGAGACCTCTGGCGAAAAGTAGCTCGACAATCTCGCGCAAAACTGGGATCATTTTCGAGTGATGAATCCCGATACCTTTCTGTAAAAGGGCGACCAATTTGATATATTCCGGTAATAACAAATATTCCCTGTAATTTGGCAGCTTTCTGAGAATTTGTTCGCACTCCCGAGCTATAGTATACGGCACTTTTGAATCAAATTCTAATAAGGGATAATTCAATTCTTCTGCGAATTTTTCCAGTTTTTTAATAGAAAATACAAAGCATAGAGCGGGTAGCATTTCGTTTTCCACTAAGAATTTGGACACCTGGTTTAAGACATGTCCTCTTCTAACTCGGACTTCATTTTTGTCAAATAGGGTTAGCATTTTATTCATATTTAAATAGGTCTGTTCGTTGAAGGTGCCTTTATCGTCTTGAATTACAAAGGGCTTGTCAATTAATTTATGGATTTCTTGGTGGACGGACTTGTCTTTGATTGCTTTGAAAATGCCACTGTTTACGGTAATGAATGAATAATGGGTTAGAGGGACGGGTCTTACAAGCTTTTTTGTTAGGTAGACTTGTTTTAAAGACGAAGTCGACGATTGTCCTTTGGTTTCTTGTCCTTTGGTTTCTTGTCCTTTGGTTTCAATCCAAAGAGCGAACTTCTCGGGATTATCTAGGGTCGCAGAGAGACCAATGATTTGAACATGGTCTGGCATTTGTAGAATACTATTTTCCCAAACATGCCCGCGTTCCTTGTCACCAATCATGTGGATTTCGTCAAAAATGACGCAGCCAAGAGAGGCCATATCTTGATTCAAAATAGTAGATAATAGGATTTCCGTTGTCATGATGAGGACATCAGCAGTAACATTTATTTTAATATCACCTGTAACAAGACCAATGCTTATTTCCGGAAATTTGCGCAGAAAATCATAGTATTTTTGATTCGATAGACTTTTTATTGGGCTACAATAAATAGATTTTTTTCCTTTTTTCCAAAAAAAATCTATTGCGAATTCGGCGCATAGCGACTTACCGGAACCGGTGGGAGCACATGCGAGAACATGATGGCCGTTAATTGTCGCGTCAATGGACCATTTTTGGAAGTCGTGTAAAGCATACGAATACGGTTGAAAATGTTCTTTGTTTAAATTATCGTTTTCTTCTGGATATTCTAGCGCGCAAATTTTGACCATTTTTTAATTTGTTAGGGGTTCGATATTATAGATAATATTGTCGATTTGTCTTTAAGTTGTTTTCATAAGAATATATATTTTTGAAAGGGTTTAAAAGCACTTCGTAATGAGTTTACACCTTTTCTTATTTAAAAAGTCGATTATGGAAGTTCCATATAATTTTCATTTTTTAAAAAATTATTATACTGAGCTTCTCTAAAAAAATTAAAATTAAGTAAATTACATAAACCTTTTATTACTTCCATAAATAAAAATGTATTTGGATGATTATAACTTAGCATTAAATTGGTATCTTTAAAATTATATAATATATTTGAAATACTTATATCTACATTATTTTTATTTTCTCTATTTATTAATTCCTTTATAGAATTATCAAAATCATTATAATTCAAATAAATACATGGAATTTTAATTAATTTACAACTATTTTTCTTTATTTCAAGTAATTTATTTGTAGAAAATAATGATTTATTTACATCTCTATTTTGATAAATAATAATATCACTATTTTTAAGATTTTCAAGTGAATCGTGATAATCTGTTATTTTATTTTTACATTTCACACTCCAATTACCAATATGTTGTTTAAATTTTTCATGATATAAAACCCAATAAATATTATTATTTTCATTTAATAACTGTTGAAAATAAAAACATAATGATACTGTTTGACAATTACCTATAAATGTTATATTCATATTTATATTTATTAATAATATAAAATACACAAATAAAAAAACGGGTTTAGAAGAATGGGTTTAAAAGCAGGGTTTAAAAGGAGGGTTTAAAAGGAGGGTTTAAAAGGAGGGTTTAAAAGGGAACCTAGGTTCCCTTTATTGGTTCCCTTTATTGGTTCCCTTTATTGGTTCCCTTTATTGGTTCCCTTTATTGGTTCCCTTTATTTTTAGTGAATCGCTTTTTCCATACAAAACAAAAAAAATTGAAATACTTTGCTAACTATATATGAGTAGTATTAATTCCAAAGCCTTCAACATCAAAATGTCTTCAAACCAAACTAATAACTCTAACTACAAAATGGTAGACCAATCTGGTTTACAATCCCACGACCAGCCACAAACTGGAAATGGGATACAGGTATATAATTCTACCATGTTAACAACTAACCTACACTTGTATATCCCGCGTGTAGGAACAGGAACTACTGAAGAATATGTCAAAGCAATCATTGCTCGAAGCAATATTGGGACCGTAGAATATTGCGACATTACATTCACCAAAGACAAAGACCCCAATAAAGCGCCGTTTTTAAGCGCATTTGTAAAGCTCGCCAGCTGGTCCCCAGCATCAGCCGCATGCGAAGATTTCGCGAGAACCAAGTCAATTCGCATACAATTGAACCGCGAAACTAGCGAATTCTGGATCCTGCTGCCTAATCACAATCCGATGTCAAGAACCCATCTCAATACTACACAGCTTGCCGCAGCAACGGACAAATTATTCGAAGTAACCGATGAAATCACAGAAAAGACCAGCTCATTTGAACTCACAATGCGCACTCAACTGGCTGAAATGCGAGCATTGATATGGAACCAGACTAACCAAATTGCCGCGCTTGAACATGAAATGAACATAATGCGTTGCAGTGAATCGAACCCGATTGACCTGGTAATGCCGCGAGGGCATACTCACAAAGACCCGTCCATTCTAGGCCAACCATACCTAATGGGAGAACTATATCCAGAGCGTTATGCGGAAGAATATGTAAAAGTCGCGGATGAAGAAGATGATGAAGCAGAAGACAATGCGGCTTTAGACGCCATCTTAGAAAAACATCAGCTTAAAAGACTGGTAGAACCAGTGGTAGAACCAGTAGTAGACTATGACGCCGAAATCGACGCGCTATTAGACGCCCCAATGCCAATGACTAGAGGCGTAACATATTCGCAACCATTACAGATTCCAGGTCAAAAACCGGCGCTAATACATAATAACTTGTCGATGACCAGAGGCGTAACCTTTTACGACCCGGAGCAAAAAATCAATCCAAGAGGCGGACTGAGGTCGGATGTAATCGAATTATTCACAAGCCCGCCTCAGTTTACCAGACAAGTATCGGTTTCTAGCTACAATGAAGAGGATGAATGCGTGTTTTCAAACAGACAAACTCAGGGTCAAAGACGGTCGCCGATTTTAAAGGAACAGGACGGGTCAAGTATATCAACGACCCTAGGTGAAATCGTAGCGAAAAATCCTGAAAGAGCCATCGGTTCCAGAGACCTCTGCGGCAATCTATAAGCGTTTATAAATAAATAATATTGTAGTAACTTGTAGTAACTTGTAGTAACTTGTAGTAACTTTAAAGAATAAAGAATAAAGGTAAGCGCTATATTTACTAACATATTTGAAAACCTGTAACTAACATTATATAAAAAGGGCTTTTAATTAAGCCCTTTTTTATTTTCATCTGTATTTATATAATATAAAATTGAATTAATAATATAACAATTATATAACATTAATAATAAATATAATGGCAACTAATCAAACTAACAAAAAGACAGGTCTAAAAAGAGACATAATCGATAAATTTTATACTTGCCCTGCGGTCGCACAAGAATGTGTCCATCATATTTCACAGCATTTGTCTATTGACCCAATTAACGATGTCGTCGTAGAACCCAGTGCCGGAAATGGCGCATTTATTCCAGAAATAACGCAGATATGTCAGACTGTCTTATTCTATGACATAGAACCAGAGCATCCTTCAATTATAAAAGCAAATTATTTGTTGTTGGATTTGTCTTTATCGCTTTTAACAATTGGAAAAACTCATGTTATCGGTAATCCACCTTTTGGCCGACAATCCTCTCTAGCAATACAATTCATTAAAAAGTCGGCTTTGTTCGCGGACACTATATCATTTATTCTGCCCAAGAGTTTCAAAAAAGACAGCATGCGGCGTCATTTTCCACCGCGGTTTCATCTGGTGTTTCAAGCGGACATCAAAGAAAAAGCATTCTTGCAAGATGGTGTATCAACTGATGTCCCATGTGTCTTCCAAATATGGCAAAAACGCGAAGAAGAACGAGAACTCGCTGCTAAGTTAGAGACAAATCCAAGTCTTTTTCAGTTTGTAAAACAAGACAAAAAACCGGACATCTCATTTAGACGAGTTGGAGTAAATGCTGGCGTCATTGATAATAAAAATCTGAATATAAAAAGCGTTCAATCGCATTACTTTATTAAATTTGGACCAACCGTCGATAAAAAAGAATTTATTGAAAAGATGCGGCAAATAGAATTTGCGCAAGACAACACTGTTGGACCAAAATCAATCGGAAAACAGGAAATTATTAGAGAAATTAATAACTTTATTTGATTTGTTTATTTGATTTGTTAGTTTAGAACCAATTTACCCAATATAAAATGATTATATATTTTTATTGTAAATAAAAAGTAAAACAAATAAAGTTAACCTAACAATAATATATTATCCGCCAGCTTATCCATGATATTAGACAACAAATATGAGCTTCTAGATAAAATCAACTCAGGATCTTTTGGCCAGGTATATAAAGCCAGACATGTTAGAACGGGAGAGCTAGTTGCCGTCAAATTAGAGCGCAAATCGGCGACAAGTTCGCTCAAGAATGAAGCGAAAATATATCAGTATTTGGGCAAGGAACCTGGGTTTACAACTCTAAAATGGTTTGGTTCGAATCAGGATTTTGTATATCTGGTTACCGATTTGTTAGTTTGTTCTTTAGCAAGTCTTGTGAAAGGAATGAACGCATTAACACTAACAAATATACTTCAAATTGGTATACAGATGATAAAACGAATTGAAACATTACATAGCAAATATTTGTTACACCGTGATATTAAACCGGATAATTTTATGCTAGGAACTAACAAACAATTATATTTAATAGATTTTGGCTTGTGTAAGCGATATGATTACGATGGCCGACATATTGAAGAAACCCAGGAACCGGGTAGAAGCATTATCGGTTCTATAAATTTTGTTAGTTTGAATATTCACAAGGGTATAGAACCTGGGAGAAGAGATGATGTCGAGAGTTGTATCTATATAATAGCATATTTGCTTTCAGGCGGCGTTTTGCCGTGGCAAAATGAATTAAATATACAAAAGATGGTCGAAATTAAGGGGCGACCATTCATGAGACCATTCATGAGACCGTTCATAAACGACATGCTTTTTTTGGCAAGGCAATTGGCATTCCATGAGGAGCCAGACTACTGCGGATTTGTCGCCATTTTGGAATCGGAGATTGAAACCCTCGGTTCCAAAAAATTGAAATAAAAAATACTCAAATACTTATAGTATACACTTCTAAATCAATAACAAAAATGTTCCGTTTAATTCTTAATATTACAAATGTCCTATTATTCTGCGTCATATTCGCG